CCTGTTATTTATCTATGGCTTATGGCTTGCGGTGCAGTTGTAGGCATGGGTATCTGGAAACCAGATGTTGTATTAATGAATCTTGATGGTTTCATAGCACTTATCGCTATCATTGGTGGAACCGCCGCCCCTGCTTTACAGACACTACTAAGAATGTGGGAAACAGAACAGACTGTTGAAGTTGATAGTATGCCAACAGAATTAGACCACGAAAGAATGTTATGCGAAACAAAACAAGAACATAATCTTGAAATTGAGAAGTTAGCGCAAGCACACGAACATCAGATGGCTAAATCAGCACAAGACCACTCACAAGAGATGGATAAACTGCGTGGAACTTTAGACATAAGGACATTAGAACCTAAGAAGAAGTGATATTATGCCAGACCCGCAAGAAGGAGAGAGTAAAGAAGATTTCATGTCTCGATGTATGGGAGATGATAAGATGGTTGACGAATTTGGCAACCCGCAACAGAGAGCAGCAGTATGTAATTCCTATTATGAAAGAAAAGACGCTACTGCTAAGATGGAAGATTATATCTTCTCTGACCCAGAAGGCGCAAGAAAGAAATCTGAAGAAATAGGAATGGATGGCGAAATACATGAATCTCGTATGGCTGATGGCACACCTATGTATTTTCCGGGCAAGACGGAAGAAGAATTTATCGAATGGTATCGCAAAAACGACCCAGACGCAAGAGAAGAATTAAGTGCTTTGCAGTATGGCAGACCGGGCAAAAACGACCCACGAAAGACACCTGCAAAACCATCTGAAAGGCGTAAAGGTTCAAAAAAGAATCCTCCGGGTTCTGCGAAAAAACCAAACAATAGCATTCAGATTAGCAAAGAGACAGAGTCTCGTCTGCGAAAGATGATGGCAGAACACAATGCAAAAGTGGCAGACAAAGGTAAAGGAAGCAGAGCAAGCATGGGAATGCTAAAGACAGTCTTTCGTAGGGGTGCTGGTGCTTTTAGTCGCACTCACGCACCCAATATGTCAAGAGGAGGCTGGGGTATCGCAAGAGTCAAAGCATTCCTTTACCTTCTGCGAAATGGAAGACCTTCCAATCCAAATTACAAGCAAGACAACGACTTACTGCCTAAATCACACCCAAGAGGTAGTAGCGAAGAAGATTACGAAGATTGGGATGATGAAATTTTTAGTGCCGCAGAATATCAAGGCAGAAAAGTTAAATTAAACAAACCTTTCAGAACACCAGATGGCCCTAAGAAGTTTGCAGTATATACTAAGAATGAAAAGGGAACAGTTGTAATTGTAAGATTTGGCGACCCTAATATGGAAATCAAGCGTGATGACCCTCAAAGACGCAAAAACTTCCGAAGTCGTCATAATTGCGATAATCCCGGTCCTAAATGGAAAGCCCGCTATTGGTCTTGTTATCAATGGAGAAGTGGTTCAAAAGTCGAAGGTAGTGAGTTTAATAAAACACCTTATGCGTCATATAATGACATGGGTTGCGATTGTGGTTGCGGTGGATGCGGTTCTTACGAAGCAGATGAACATTCTATGCCATCCCCAAAGAATGATGAGTCACATGATGAATTTATGTCAAGATGTGAAGAAATGGGCTTCTCTACACAAGAATGTATGGATGCTCATCAAGACCATGAATTTATGGAAGAAGCATCTTATCATACAGACGGCGAATGCCAAAATGGATATGAAAAGAGAAATGGTATGTGTGTAAAAGTAGCATTTGAATTAGATGTTGATGTAAAGGTTGACGAAATTATAGTCGAAGCATCAACAGGAAGACAAGTAGTTAGAATTACAGGTATAGCATTCCATGATGGTATAAACAAAAATGGTTGGCAGATAACAAGAGCAGGTGCTGAATTAGCAGTATCTCAAATGTATGGTGCTGACCTAACTTTAAACCACCCACCTTCTGAAAATGGTCGTTTCAAAAGAAACATGAATGGTGGAGTCGAAGATGCAGTTGTAGGTATTGTTACCGAAGCATTTATCATTGATAGCGAACAAGGCTGGGAAGTGGGCTTCAAAGCAGAAGTCCACAGGCCAGAATTGTTCGAGGCTCTTGAGTCTGGACTTTGGCTAAGAGAAGGTTATGGTGTAAGTATTGGTGGAACAGGTATACCAGACATGGTCACACAACACAAAGACGGTTCAACAGTTATGACATTTGAAAGCGACTTTAAGTTTGACCATCTGGCTATTGTCCACAGACCAGCATACAAAAGAGCAGTAATTAATACAGTTGAAAAAGTTATGATGGAGGTTGCTCAAGACGAATCCTTTATTAGTCAAGACGATAATGCTCTGAATACCGAAAAGGTGAATATCATGACTGACGAAGATAAAATCAGTATCGAGGCATCCGAAGAGGTTGTCGAAAATGTAGCAGAAGAGGTTATTGAAACCCCAGACTACGCTTCTGAAATTGAGGCTCTAAAGGCTTCACTTGCAGAGCGTGAAAATGAATTGGCTGAAATCAAAGCCGCAGAAGAAGCAAAAGCAGAAGAAGTTCGTGCATCACTTGTAGAGAAGGCAACTTCTCTCGGTATGTCCGGTCACGAAGACCTACCTTCTGAATCCCTTGAAAGCCTAATCGCTTCATGGGAAGCAAGCAAACCTGCCGTTGAAATGAAGCCTATCAAAGCATCAACAGAGACCACACAAGTTAGCAAGCCTGTATCAGAAGATGTAGTTGCTAACTTCCTAAATGGTCGCAAACTAAATACTCCCGAAGCAATTTATGAAAAGGCTTTCAATGTCTGGGCTTCCGCTTGGAACAAGACTCACCCAGAGTTTGATATGAAAGCACCTACATATGTGGAAGCGAAGGAGAAGCACTTAATTTAAGGAGATGAAAAATATGACAGATAATAGCGCACCACGAAATGCAACCCTAAAGTCTGGTACAACTGTTACCGGCGCAGGTTACTTGCTAACAAACGACAGCACCAGCAATACACTTGATTTGGTGACATGGGGAGAGACCGTACTCGGTGTCTCTGCTGATGAATCAGAAAGAGATTCCTCCGGACTTGTTTCTGGCGGATTGGTATCTTTCAGACCTTTGGGCGGAGTCCTAATGGTTGCTTCAAAGGCTTCCCAAACTTACACTACAGGACTACCTGTCTACGCTGATAATGGTGGACTTGTAGCAGACGGAGATGATTCCGGTGCTTCCCCTGCTGGAAAAATCATCGGTCTTTACATCGGAGAAGGAGTTACTACTTCTGCTACTGCTGGAGATTTGATTCCGGTTATGACAGGAGTTGGAACCGCTAATTAAGGTGGATAAATTAAGGAGATGAAAAATATGAATAACACATTAGAACAAATTTTGACTGTTGAAGCCGCTGCTGGGCCATTTAGCCAAGCAGACGCTGTATTAGAACAAACCCTAAGAGATTTCATTCAACTACAATCTACTTTGATTGCAGTTGGTACACAAGTCGTAGGTGTCCGAAGAGTCGGATGGTTAGAGTTCACATGGTACACAGGTACTGATGGAACCTTCTCCTACCCACTTGCTGACAACGCCGTTGCAGACCCAACAAAGATTGGAACAAGCAACTACTCTGTTCACCTAAAGAAAGGACAAGGCCGATGTATCTTCCTTGACTCCACTCTACTTCGTGGCGAGACATGGGAAAACATTGACAGACAACAATTGGCTATCGTAAGAAACATGGCTGATGTTATTGACGACCTAATCCTTGAATCACTAATTGACGGTGCAGACCAAACTGTAACAGTTTCGGGTGGTAGCGAATGGGATTCAGCAAGCGGAGACGCAGAAGCAAACATTCTAAACGCTATGGATAAGATTTTCGAGAATGGTAGAGTCTCTGGTAACGAACCAATGGCTCTAATTGTTCCTACCAAGCACCGAAATGTTTTGTTGCAGACTACACTTTACGGAAATGTTGTAGAATCTTTGGCTGACCATTTGAAGAGAATGGGTAACTTGACTATCTACTACAGTAGAAACTCAAGACTTGCTGATACTGCACTACTACTTATTCCGGGTAGCGAGACCGCAGAGTTCTTCCAATACAACGGTGACGGATTCCAAGAGACCGAATTGACTCGTATTCCGGGTGTCGGTTACGATTGGATGCTCACAGGCTACATGGGTTGTGTCGTTCACGAAGATGGTGGAACCGCAGGTAAAAACAGTCGTATATGCACAATAACAAACATCTCCGCTTAAGGTGGTGTTTGATTGAGCGATTTGACAGAGTTTTTCTTAGGCTACGCTGAAAGAATACTTGGCAGACCTCTTAGTGATGATGAGGCCAAATTGGTCTCGGAACAGGAGAGTCGCAAGCAAGTTAGAGCAGTATGCTCTACATTTGAGGAAGCAAAGCCTAAGAAAAGCCCTTCTAAGAAAAAGAAATCCTCATGGGTTTCTCCCGAAAAAGAATTGGAGATGGTAATAGATGAAGTCGAAAGCAGCGATAGCAAAAGCATTGAAGGATAAGAATATTCCTCTTCCTAAAGAGGATTCTTATGATGCTATGATGCACAGACTAAATACATGGCAAGAAGGTCATGGCTATTTATTCAGAAGGGTAAAGAGTAGATGGTATGCTAAAAAGCAACTACCTGCCGAAATACCAATGGGGGTAGCCGTATGGATTCCAAATAGCGATTTCGCAAGAGATGTATTTAAATCAAAGGCTATGTGGTTTTTAGGTCGTGCGCCTTACGAAGAAAGGTTTACTGTAATTGATGTTCCTAAAACAGAAACTTATACAGAACCTGTTGAAGAAAAGCCAAAAGCAAAACCTAAAAAAACAACTACACCTAAGAAGAAAAGTAGTAAGAAGGTGAAGGCAGATGGCGATAACAACAAGTCAGATTCGTGATTTGCTAAATAGGCCACGAGGTCTTAATGAAGCCACTATTAATGAATATATTACTATTAGGACTAATGAAGTAAATAAAGTATCAAGAGATGATACTTTATACGGACTTTCAGAGTTAGTTGGAGTAGATGATACTTCAAAAGAATCTGCGATTAAATTTTTAGTTTGTGTTGATTGTCTAAGAGTTATGATTGACACAATCCCATCTTATGTTCCAGAGAACGAGCAGAGACAGCAAGACATAAGATTACAAGCACAATTAAGGTCATTTGAAAATCAAGCAAATAGACTTCTTGCACAAATAAGTGAAGCGGCTGGCTCTGCATATTATTCTGAATCATCAGATAGCAGACAGGCGGTATAGATATGGCAAGTTACGAATGGATTGGTGGAACATCAACAGATGCTTCGACTGCTTCTAATTGGAGTCCAGCAACTGTTCCCACTTCTGTTGATACTGCTATTTTTAATAGCAAAGCAACTGCCGCTTGTGTGTGGAATATATCAGCAGTTGATATTATACAAATAGATAGTGATTTTTTATTTATATTAGAAATAGCATCAAATGTTGCGCTTAGAGGTCTTAGTATAGGAGTTACAGGACAAATAGATGCTACTAATCCTTACATACTTACATTCAGTGGCACTCCTCCATATAATAGCAATAAATCGCATATAGTAATGAATTATGATAGTGATAATAGTCCTTTTAGAACTGCTTCGGCAAGAACATATATTACTTACACAATGAATGGTTCTTCGCAAATAACTTATGATTCTGGTATCTACCCACAGATTATTTTAGCAAATGGGTCTCATACTCCAGATTATATCGCAACATCTAATACTAAAAAAGACCAAGTTAAGTTTTTATCTCTTACAGTTAATAGTGGAGTGACATTTCAACCAGCATCTACTACTCCAACTACTAATGATAGAAATAAAAAATGGATTTCTGATTTTGCAGGTCAAACTCAATTTGCGACAAATAATACAAATTTTAATGGTGGGTATGCAGAATGGACTTTTCAAGCCATGACTTCTGGTTTTACTATGCCTACTTCCGGCAGTCCTACATTCAATGGATGTGTATTTACTTTTCATAAAATAGTTTTAGATGCTTCTGTTGATGGTGCTGGTGCTTGGGCTAAAATAACACAAGCAACAAGATTACAATTAAACGATTTAACTATCAATACAGGGGCTTCTTTGAAGGGAGGTAGTGATTCAATAGGATGTGCTATTCTTTTAATCAATAGACCTACTATAAGAGGCACATGGGGCTTTATTCCCGTTGCTGACGGTATCTATGTATATCCTAAAACAGGTGAAACTCTTGGGGTAGCAGATGGTGGAACAGGAATTAAATCAGTAGCAGAAGGTAATGTTTTATTTGGTTCTCAACCAAATCAATTATCAAGTAGTGTTAATTTTAATTATGATTCTGCGAATGAATTACTTGAGGTTGGTAAATTAAAGTCACATATTATAATACAAATAGAAAATGATACGGCATCAACTATTTCTAAAGGACAAGCAGTATATGTTTCTGGAGAAGGTACTCATCCTGCCGTATCACCAGCGCAAGCCGATTCTGAAAGCACTATGGCTTCTATAGGTCTTGTTCTTGAACAAATAGCCGGAAGTGCTTCTGGATATGCTTGTGTTAATGGTTTAATTACAGTAAGTAGTAGTATTATTGATGATACTCTTACCGACCCTACAGATGTAGGTAAAACTCTTTATGTGTCTCCAACAACGGCAGGTAATTTAACAATTACAAGACCTACAAGTGCAACACATCTTATTCAAAATGTAGGTCATATAGCAGACATTTCTGGTTCAAATGTAAAAATCATTGTAAGTAATATTGGTAGAACAAATGATGTTCCTAATACAATTAATGCGGTTGATGGTAATTTTACAGGCGATTTTGATATTACAGGTAAATTAACAGTAGGGGGTCTTATTGACCCAACAGGTCTTGAATTAACTCCTGTTTCTGCTAATCCCGGTAATGTGACTGCTAATACTCTTTGGCTTGATAGCACAGATTCAAACAAATTAAAAATTGGAACAACAGACATAAGTAGCGGTGGCGGTGGCGGTAGCGGAACAGTCACAAGCGTAGCAGTATCGGGTTCAGATGGTATTGAAGTTGACTCCGGTTCTCCTATTACAACAAGTGGCACTATCGCTCTTGGCGTGGATGCACCGACTCTTAGAAGTCATATTAATGTTGAAGATGGTGCAGATGTAACCGATGCTACTAATGTTGCTTCCGCAGGTGCAATTATGGATTCTGATTTTTCTGCTAATGGTTTAATGGAAAGAACAGGTAGCGGTAGTTATACAAGTAACACAACTATATTACAAAGAGAAAGTTTATCTTTAGATTATGCTACGGGCTGGTGGACTTTTGCAGTAATTAAAGGAAGAGATTTAGTCGGCAGTAGTGGTCAAAGAGGACAGGCTCAATTTTACATTCAAGATAAAAGGTCATCGAGGCATAGAACTTGTAGGATAGAGGTAGGACATCAGTTTGGGGCTAATGGTTCAAACTTTATTAATTTGTTAGGTGTATCGGGATATGGAAATGCGATTGCTTTCACAGACTTTAGAATTAAAGAAGGTGCTACTTATGATGGGGCGGCGTTGCAGATTTACATTTCTAATGCGTCAAATGATATTGATTTACACATGATGTTTAATTTAGGAACAGGTAATGGTTGGACTTTGCTTGGAACAATGCTTGCTGATTCTGATACTTCGGGTCATGACGCACTTCTTGGATATGTTAGTGGAGGATATGTTGACTTTGCTACAAGTATGGCCGTTGGTAAAACTTTAGACATAGAAGAAACAGGTTTTGTTGATGCTAATGATGGCGGAGGACTTGCTACAACAGGCGGTTTGGCAGTTGATGGTTCAGCAAGAATATCCGGCACACTTAGACAAGGTGTTGTTTCCTCTTTAATTAAATCAGACTCTAATGGAGATTTAGTAGGCGCAACTCCTAATGTTGATTATGTTGAAACAGATGCTACCGGCACTTACGGAGTATGGAAATCCACTACTGATTATGATAATAAAGTTGAAGCAACAAACCATTTGTTTCTTACAGATGACACAACAAACTTTACAAGAACAGGAACATTAACAGGTTTTTCAAGTGGAGTATTTACTGCTACTGCTTCAACTGCTGGAACATATATGGTTAGAGTTCAGTATCAATTTGGCCCTGCCTCAACTAATCCCATAGGTGAAGTAAGTGGTAATAAATATACTTTACAGTTATTAGCGTATAAAAATACTTCAACTATGGTAGGTTTTGGTAGGGCGCAGATAAACGGTTTTTGGGCTGATACTCATTTTTATAGTAGTTATATTGTAACTTTAGCAAATGGAGATACTTTAGAAAATAAGTATAAGATAGTTGACCATAATGCAAGCGGCACTCAATTTAAATTAAAGTCCGGTGGTGCAAGTAATAACCCCGCAACAATAATGGAAATGGTGAAAATAGCATGAAAACTTATTATGAAGTATTGGAACAACACTATTATCAAGTGTTAAAAGAAGGAAATGTCTTACACGATGACGGTAACGGAATGTATTTAATTTTAGATTTATGGCCTACGGATATATGCCCTTGTCCTACGGCTGAACACATAGAATCTTTAAGGAGTGAGTAAAATGAGTAAAATGAGCGAACAAGACCCACTACAAAATCACAGGCTTGATAGGCTGGAAGAAGCCTTCACGAAAATGGCTGACGCACAGGCCGAGCGAGACAGGCAGATGTCATCGCTGACAGGTGCATTGGAAGTGCAGAATCAAGTGTTGAACAACGGGTTTGAACTGATGAAAAAGTTAGCCGCCGCAATTATTGGTGTGCTTTCAGTCGTAATTGGTGGAACACAGGTGATGTAAAATGACAAGATGTAAAATGTTAGATGAATGGTTTGATGTAAAGTCAAAAGAGTTAGATAAAGCAGAAAAGGAACAAAAGAAAGATTTGATTACGGGGGTTAAGAAATGAAAAGATTAGGTAAAATTATTTATATTCCCCCAGAAAGATGTTATTCCAATGTAAACATTGAAGAAACACCACATGGGTATAAGATATACAGGGATGGCGAAAGCAAACCTTTTATGTCATTACCCTTTAGTTGTGTAAAAGCAGTTGAATACAAGGAAGCGTGATAATATGGAAGAAATTATGTATTATGGAACAGGATTAGCGATTGTAGGTGCAGGTCTATACGGCATCTACATGAAATATCTAAAAGATGGAAAACTAACATTAGATGAAGTTATGGATATTGTTGAAGATGTTGAAGACATTGTAGATGATTTAACTGATGCTTATCCATCTTTAGCAGAATTAAAGAAAATGAAAAAGGCTGAATTAGTAGCACTTTGCGAAAAGTATAATATTGATGCTAAAGGTGTAAAGGCTGAATTAATTAACAGACTATCGGAGTTGAAGTAATGACATACTATTGTTCGGTTGCAGATGTTGGTTTAAGACTCGGTCTTGATAGCGCGCAGCGTAGCCGAGCAACCAATAGAATTACTTCTTGTATTCGCAGAGCGTCAATTAAAATAGACCAATGCTTTTTAGATTATGGTAGAGATGAACCAAGCGGTGTTATCCAAGAGACAACGCTTAGTGCGGCATTTGACCTTTCTACGGATTCTACGCAATTTCGTGTGGCTTCTTTTATCGGCTTTGACTCAAGCGGTGGAAAGGGAAACATTAACGGAGATACCTTTACATATACGAGTCTGCAAAATGTCGGAGGTTCACACTACATTCAAGGCGTTACGGGTCTTTCTTTCGACCACGAAAGCGGTGAGACCGTTCAATACGGTGAAATGGCTCATGTTGTTAGAGAAATATGTGCTGATATAGCAACAGGTATTTATCTTGAAGATGAGGCTACTCATCAGAAGTCTGATGATATGAGAGGCTATAATATGCGTGAAAGAGGATATATGGCTTTGCAGAGGTTAGCCCATTTAGGTAGTGCTTAATATGGTTCGTTCAACATTAAGAGTCGGCAAAGGTGGGCCAAGAGGCAACATACCTTTTACAGGTATGCGTGGTTCATCTAATAACTCTATTCAAATGCAATTTCGTCTTGATTGGGATGAAAGAGATTTGGTACAGGCTCTTGATAGATTAGGTTATGATGGCGATAAAATAATGAAAAATACTCTTAGAGGTGTTATTGAAATGGCTATTACAGATACTCGCAAACAACTAAAGAAAATGGCTGGACCACTTTACAATATTAAAGTTCCAAATAAACCATCTAAGTCAATTCATACAACAATAGGTGATGCTCTGACTCAAGATGATATTCCCGGTTCTTCTTTTATTCGAGTGCATACTGCTTCTGACCCTTCACACGCTGATAAAGGAATAAAAGGTTCTCGTGGTCTAAATATATCAAAGATGTTGGTTCAAGGAATTAAACCTTTTAAATATTCCCGATTTTTACCACAGGTGGTACAATCAAGCGCAGGTTGGTATAAGTTTTCTGGAAACGCAAGAGATAACAGTCGTGCTATGCGAAAAACAGGCACACACCCCGGATTTACAAGAACATTTGATTACATACTTTATATTGAAACTTTTGTAAGAAAAGACTTTCCTAAATGGAGTAAACAAGTCGCAGAAGCGGCTGGATTAAAAGCAGGTTTTGGAGTTGAGTAATATGGGAATAGCAAAAAATAGTCATTATTGGTCTGCAAGAGTAGGTGGTACAGACCCATCAAACCCAATAGGAGAATACAATAACGCTTGGAGTCTTACAGGTCTATCTGGAGATGGTTCTGTAAATGGTGACGCTTGGAGAATAGAAGGTTCTGGTCAGATATGGAGTCAGACAGTTGCAGATAGCGAAAACGATTTAACTATAATTTGTGCTATGAAGTATGTATCTAATCCAGATAACGATGAAGTTTTAATGACTCTTGATAATGGTTCTTACAGAGTAGAAGTAAAAGCAAATGGTTCAAATAATAAAGTAAAGTTAGTTGGTGCTACTACTGCTACTTCTTCTGATTTAGATTTAAGTATGGCAGAAGATGATGCAGTTCCAAGTCTTTTGCGACTTACTCTTGCGAATGACGGAACGGCAAGATTGTATATGCGAGAAATTATAGAAGATGACGATGCACAACAACATTATCTTGAAGTTACGGCAACATCTTCTGTATCACAGACTGCGTCTTTTGGTAATACAACAGGAACAGTTGATTGGTATGTAGCATATTATACTCCATATGGTGCTTATTCCCCAGACGAAATGGATATGTCCGATTGGACTACTAACTCTCTTATTCGCACAGGTCTGAATATTGTTAATGTTCTTAAAGCAAGCAATAGATTCTTAATCAAGACTCATGTCACAGAATCAAGTATTTTGTATGGTTACGACTTATCTTCGCAAGCCATGATAAATAGATTCAGACCTCCCACAATCCATGTCCTTACACAGAAATTAGAATCCCCAGAGTTTTTAGTTCTGGGAGGTCGTAGGACAGACCAGAGATATAATGTAATTATCTATGTTACAACTCGTGGAACAGATTACAAAAACGCATACCGTCTTGGTCTATCAATTATGGGAGAAGTTTTTGATGAATTGTATACTAAAACAGGACTTGAAGATGGAATTGATTCTCTAATATCTTATGATGCAGTCCTTGATAGTAAGATAGATGATGATGAAGTTGTTTGTGTTCATACTCTAACACTAACTTATATGAAAAAGATTCGGTTGTTCCAAAGAGAAGTATAAGAAGTCTTTATTAGACAAACATACAGTGTCTGATATATGGCATTAAGTAATGTTCATAGGTATTTAGCCATTGGTAAAGAAACCACATATGCTACTGCGGTTCCTACAGACGCAGTAGGCGAAGTTGAATCAGAAACCTTTGGTCAGACTTTTGATGTAAACAAAAGAAGCGACATGAATTATTGGAATAGTAGACAAGCAGTTATGGGCAAAATCTCCTCCTCTGGAGGTTGGTCACAAGTCCTTCAACCTTGCCACTTCACAATGATGTGTATTCACGGTCTATTTGGAGACAACCCTACTGTCTTTGAATCAGCAGGGCCAACAACAGGTATAATCGCAGAACCAGCAATTACAAGTGTTACTGAATTACCTTCTTACACATTCCGCATTGGTCGTGACGATGGAGAGGCACTATTTCCGGGTCAAGTTATGGAATCAATGTCAGTATCTGCTTCTGTCGGAGAATACGCTATGATTTCATTTGCTACTATTGGTTCAACCCAGACCGCAGAGGCTGGTAGTTTAGGAACCGATGTTCCAACTTATACAGGAGATGCTTTGCATTTCGCAAAGACTTATGTAAACTTTGAAGAAGCAGCAACATCATCTGCATTTTCTTCAATGGTTCAGAGTATTGATTTTGAAATTAAAAATAACCACGATATAGACAATACTTACGCTCTTGGTTCAAACAGTGTAGCAAGAAAGCCACCTGTGACTACTCGTGAAGTAAGCGGTTCGATTACTTTCCACAAAATGACAGAAAGTGGAGACACAGGTCTTGACGATGCTATAACTTACGCTGAAATGATGGGTGCTACATCTGCTAATGGTGCGGCAGAAGTCTATCCGGGCAGTAGCACACCTGCGCTATCTGTTTTGTTTGAAGACAGTGCTACAAACTTTATTAGATTTGATTTCTTTAATTTACATTATGAAATGCCAGAAACATCAGTAAGCGGTAGAGATTCACAGACAATGACTGTAAAGTTCCATGCTCTGTATGATTTAACTGCTACTTCCACCGTAAAAGTTGCTTTTGAAAGCACAGACTCTGCTTTATCTACACTTGACTTGGATGCGTGATGGGGGTAGTTAAGTGCCTGTCGCAACCCCAGCAAACATAGCCGTAGAAACGATACACGGCACTCACCTAACATTAGGTGGTTTAATTGAAACATTTCTACAAAGTCTTACCGCCGGAACAGAAATATTTTCAATATCAGTAGTTAAACAAGCAGTAGGGAATAACTTTACTGCTACTATTGCATATGAAAGCCCACCATGAAGTGATATTCCATGATTAGCAACAGTAGTATAATTGCTAAATGGAACGAGTCAATGACTCGTATAAAAGTAAAGGAAAGTGATAAAAGTGCCTGTATTAAAGAAAGAGATAGAATTGAATGACGGAAAGAAGATTTGGGTAAGACAAGCCTCCGGTATGGATAAACTTGCTATTGAAAAAATCCAAGCCCAGACCTTTAGAAAATTTAGACATTTTGGAACAAACCCCGCAGAGTGGACTCCAGAGCAACATGAAGAATTTAATGATGCTCTGTCAGAAGCAGGTGCAGGTATTGATTCGCAAATTCAAGCATGGGTTCCAAGATGTGTAATTGAAGAAAATTTTGATATTAATACTCTTACTTCCGAAGAAGTTAGAGACATACTAAACTTCGTCAGAGGAGACGACTTAGAGGGTGCGGTCCCTTTGGATTCTTGACCTCTGTTGCGCCGATGTTATGCTCAACATTTAAAGGGGTCTTACCAAGTGATTTGTTTGAAAAATACGATTGTAAGGGTGGATGGATAAAATTAGATTATGATTTAGAAATAGCACTCGAAATTAGCAGTAGAATAAAAGAACAATACGATGAAAAAGATAATAAGATAGATGCTAAAAAAGCAGTAGCAAGAAGAAATCAAAGGAGAGCAGATTCAGCCACAGTAAAACCAAAAGATATGGGTAATATGTTAAAAGAATGGGCTGGTGATTAGATGGCAAAAGCAGGTGCAGCACGAGTATTTTTCGATGTAATAGGACAATTACAGTCGGAGAAGTTACTTGGTGATACTCGTGCCGCTATGGTAGTCCAAGAAGCGATTGTTCTTGATACAATAAGTAGTATCGCTGACACTTTTTCAGAAAGCACATCTTACATAATTGATGCCGTAAATAGTGTTACGGCGGCATTTTTTGAATTTGAAGAACAATTTGTAAGGGTTCGTAAATTCTATAACGCCGGAGAAGGCGAAGTTAGAGCATTCGCAGAAGCAGCACAAGAAATGGGTCACGCTTTCGCATTTACAGGTGCTGAATCTTTAGCCGCTGCAGCAAGAACGGCGCAGTTAAAGGCAGTATTGGGTTCCCAACTTGCAGTTATTGAGGCTACAAGACAGGGTCTATTGATGGCTCAAGTCGGTGAAATGGAAACCGAATTAGGTATGAATCGTTTTATTGCTTTAGCACAACAAACTCAATTCCTTATGGGCGGTCTTACTCAAGCCCAATATGATAACTTAACGGCAGAGCAACAGGCTAATCTTGTAAGAGAAGCATCAATACACGCCCTAAACCAACTTAACACAATTGAAAATACTTCTGTTGCTACAATGGAAGATATTACATTCGTTCTTAACCAATTCGCAAGTCAAGCGGATATTGCAGGTGAGTCAATTGGTGATATGGCCGCTATGTCTGCTTTGCTACTTGAAACAGGTGAAGAAGTAAGCAGGGCGGGAACAGGTCTGCGTATGATTTATCAGCGTCTCGGAAATGCAAATAACGAAGCAACAAAGGCTATTGCTGAATTAATTCCGGGTCTTGATGCTCAAGGAGTAGCGCAATTAAAATTAACTGATGTAATAGAAAGAATAACTCCAGCCTATAATGCTATGTCGGCAGAGGAAAAAAGAGCATTAGCAGTAAGTATTGCTGGTTCCCGTCACTATATCAAATTCCTAAAGATAATGGAAAATCAACATCGTCTAACACAGATGCAAACTGATGCTTTCAACACACTTTATCCCGCTATTGAAGAGTTTGAAAATAAAACAAAATCTGCCGTTTTCCAAGCAACGCAAATGGAAGCAAAGATAAATGACATGAAGGTAGCGATAGGGGAGGATTTAGCAGAAGCATATATGACTTCATATAGAGCGCAAGAGACATTCTTAAAGGGTGCAAAAACGGTTCTTGAAATTCCCGGTATGGATAAGGTAGCAGGTAATGTAATAGCAGCCTCAAACGCTTATCAACAATTAATTCAACCTCTGGCAGAATTAGCCCTTAGAGTTGTAGGTATTACAGTTGCATTCAAAGCATACCAAGCATCAAGACCGGATGCAATCAATAAAACAAGAATAGAGGCTATGGAATACAAGAAATTGTATGACGCAAGAACATTAGAAAATCTTGCGAATGAAAAAGGTATATTGACTACTTTCAGAAGTGCTACTGCTCTTAACAGAGAACAACAATCTGTTTTATCATCTGCGAATGCTTTAGTTAGAAAAAGACAGGCAGAAAGAGGGGCTTTGGAAGAAAAAATAAGGAATATAAGAGCAAAGAAGGAAGATGCTCTCCTTGCTTTACAGGAAGCACAGTCGGCTGGAGAAGCAGAAAAAGCATTAAGAAAACTTTCTGGTGCTTTAAGAAGTCAAGGAAATCAACTACAGAAGAATATTGCTTTGAGAGGTCAATCTATGACAAATCAAAGAATCGCTAATAACGACCTTATATTTGAAAAACAAATAAGTCAGCAACTTATTGCTACTAAAGCCACAAGAGAAGTAATAGACAAAAGAAGCATAACAACAATGTTTCAAAGTCTTGGTCTACAAGAAAAAATAAACCAATCTCTTACTGCACACGCAAATGCTATGGCAAATGAAGTGGTGTTATCAGAACAATTAGACTCTAAGACACTTAAGAGATTAACTACCAGACAAGCAGATTTATTATCTCTTCAAGAAGAAGCAAGGCATCGTCTAATGGTTCTTCAAACAGAAAGGGCAGAGTTATTATCAAAAGGAAAGACAACAGTTGCTATTGATGAAAAAATAGCAAAAACAAGAGAAAATATAATGACTTTAAATCAAGAAAGAATAGCAATAACTCAAGTCATTACGGCAGATGAGCAATTAGCAGTAGCACAGAAAAAGGCAGGTGCTTCTACAATGTCCTTTACGCAGAGCATGAAGGCTTCTCATGCTGCTATGATAGAAGGAAATATGTATTTAAAAACCACACAAAAGACTTTGATGGGATTCTCTTTACTCTTCCCTATGATTGTAGACGGTAGTAAACAAATGAGTGCTACTATGTATACTATGAGTTTAATGATGTTAAGTCAAGCAATTCCCGCTATTATCAAAATGACTAAGGGTATAAAGAGTATGGGAATGGCTCTACATATGTCTACGGGTGGTCTTACTGCCATAACAGGCGCACTTGTAACATTAGGTGCTTATCTTGGTTTTGAATTATTTGACAGTATTTTTGGTGACAATTTCAATAGCGACCTTGATAATTTAGGAGGTCTTAATGATGAATTAAATAGGACTTCTGCGATTTTAGCAGAATTATCTGGTACGGCAGGGCAAGAAGCGGTGTTGACAGGAGTCTTTGATATGTCTTTCAACGACTTAAAGCAAAATGCTGAATTAGCACAACAGACTTTAGACGATATTCATACAAGAAGATTACGATTTGAACAGGCTCATGAAGCAGCAGTAAAAAGAGGAGATGTTGCTACTGCTAACGCTTACGAAGACCAAATATCAAAGTTGTCAGTTGTCGAACAACAAGTGAGTGCTATTACCGAAGCGCAAGATTTTCTTAGTAATGCAGATTTTGATATGGGTCAACAAATGTTAGATAGTTTGGTTCTTACAGAAAAAGAACTTACAAAAAGAATTGCAGGTATGGAAGTTAAGTATGGAGAAGTATATACAGTAGGTTATGTTACACCAGAAGGGGCCTTAAAAGAAGTTGCTTCTTTTGAAGGATATTATGAAGATATTTTCAGCGAGTTTGCTGATGGAAATGAAGCACTTAATGAGGCTCAAAAGGTTTACAATAAAGAGTTGGCAAGCATTAGAAACGCTTACTTTGCAGACGGAGATGAGTTTACAAAAGAATATTATGAAAGTCTTTTGAAAGTTGAAAAAGATGGTCAAGACGATTTAGCAGATTCTCATAAGCAATTTTATGATACTTTAACTCAACAACAGAATGAGTTTGCGAATGCAAGAGAAGAATTATTCTTTGGAGAGAGGTCAAACTTCACAGGTGCTATTTACAAACAAATCACACAAGGCGGAGTAGAAAGCCTTTTGCATAAAGTAGAGTTGATACAGACTAACAACTTTAATGGAATGACGCTACCAGAGATGGTTGAGCAAGTGACACAAGGAGTGACAGCAGAGTTAAGAGCGCAAGGTGTTCCAATATGAAGCAGGTAAATACATTATACAATTTCTGGGTAGGTGGCTACTATGATGATTTTTCATCTTCAAGAGCAGTAGCAGATGATTTAAATGATGCTAATGTAAGAACATTAGACCATACTAAAACCCACTTTGGTTCTGCAATTGGAGAAAACGCAAGACTAAATCCAAAATTTAAATATTCATTCCCAGAAAGAAAAAGAACAGGCATTTACCTATCGGGCGAACCTACTTACGATTACACTACTGAATATCAACAATTAGGTGGTAGTGACGATGATAAACTTACTCATAATGGTAGTATATCTCAATGGTTAAAATATGATGAAACAAGAGATAATACCACAAGAACATTTTCGCAAGCAAAACCTAAAGTGCCTAACTCTGTTTTAGGAAATAGGCAGAGGCTTAAAGGTTCTGCCGGAGATTCATATCTTGCTTTTTTTAACGGCCATGATTCTAACGGGAAATACTACTGTCCTCTTGGTGAAATGGATTTTAGTTGGGGTGTTTCACCTATTTCAAACCCAGACATCGAAATATCAGCAAATGTTTTAGATAAGTATGCTGGTTCCCCAATATCCTTTTTACAGACAGGTAGGCAGACCTCTGGCTACCCATCCCACGATTCGGCAGATGGTAATCTAAATACTATTTCTTTCGCAAGTGTTTATGTTGCTGAAAGCCCTAACACAGACTCTACTGATAACAGACCTACCTTTATCAGCCATGAAATAAAAAGTCCTTCTAAAAATGTATTTTTTATCAATAATATGTATGTGGCAAAGGGTTCTGGTAATCCTACTCCTACGGTTACATCTGGAACAGAGAGAGTAATAACTTACGATGGGCCACTTAGATTCAAAGGAATAGGAGAAAGTTTTCATTTGCGAATTGCTGTTCACAAAGTAATAACAGATACTGATTGGGATTATACACTTAAAATAGGTTACAAATCTACAACAACATACAATAAATCTAATGATGATTTTGATGATACTACTGCTTTGATGACAGTTCCAATAACATTAGCAGATTTAGGAGTAGATACTGCATTTACTCGATTTGCTAATGGTTTTCCAGATGAGCAACCGGAAGTAGAGGCGTGGTGCGATATTGAAGTAGTTCCAGACTTTGTTGCTAATACTTGGAGAGCATATTCAAATGGAAGCACTACATCTTTTGCTAATGGCACTATCAATGTAGCAGTAGATAAGACTACTTCTTACGGGTGGTCTTTAGATGCTAATTGGAGTTTTAATTCTACCTACTATGCTAATATAGTGACAATGATAGATAGAGCCGCAGTAGCAATCCCTCTTACAAACAAGTTTGATGGAACAATCCCCAACCCCGTAACTTCCTTCAATATGTCAACCGGCGCAAACAAAATTAGCATATTGAAAATAGATGTTTTAGACGATGACAATTCTTACACATTAGCCCCTCTAACAACAGGAGTCGCTACAACAGAATGGAAACTATTTATGTTTTTAAACAATGAAGATAGACCTATTTGGCAAGGCACTATTGAATCAGTAGACCATAGACAAGACACTAAAACACAGACACTAAAAACAAGTATAACTGCAAGAGATTCACTTAGCATATTAGATAGAACCTTGCCTATATGGGAGTTAGGTCAAAATGCTTTCATAAGCCTAAGTAATCACCTTTCTATGGCTTCTCTTGTTGAGAAGAGAATAGATGAAACTACTGCTATTTCCGATTCTTTATTGATGGGTAGCGGAAATATGGGGGCAAAGGGAACGGAGTTAGGTTTCAGTAGGTATGATACAGATACCTATTCAGTGGGTATGAGTCCAATAGCAAACGGAAGATGTTCTTTGTATTCTGGTTCTGCGATTCAGATATATATCAACGAAGACGAAGATGGGCCAAACAATGTTGAAGACGAATGGGAAGGTGACGATGTGTTGCACATTATGGGGCATCATCCTAAACAAGTTGATAGAGAGTTTATTTTAAAGTTTGATGATAGAATATATACAGGCACACCATCCCCTATGTTGCACATTGACACTTATGGTAATATACAGGATGGAGATACGATTGTTGTCAAAGGCACTACTGTTGACGGAACCTATACAGTAAATCAGATGTATTTGATTAAAGATAACTCTACCGAAGAAGATACATGGTTTGTTAGAATAAGAACCACAGATACTACCGGCGCAGATACAGACGACCAGATGTTTGAAGCCTCAAATCTAAAGTCTTTAAACTCTGATTATGAAGGAAAAACATTGATTGAAATCACAACTTCTTCCGCCCATAATCTTTCTTTAGGTGACGAGTTTTGTTTCCCCGTTGGAATTAGCATAGGTGCAAGCGTATTTCAGCATTTTACCGCAAGACCTCTAAAGGTTATAGCAGTTCCAACATCTACTACTTTACATGTATTAGTAGAAAGGTGGCCTTATGCAGTCAATAACAATCAGAGTGTGTCTGGTAGTGATGCTATGGCTTATGACTTAAGCGTAATTAACGGCTACGATTCAAAATCATATCCTAAAACTCCAGCCGTTCTTTACAAACAAAATACAATAAATCTTCAATTACCACAGATAAGGTCGAAATATCGCAATCTACACGCAAGATGGATGAGAGACTTACCTACATCTATTTGGTTCAAAGCACAGTTTGGTGTTATAGCGGCTAAACCTTATTGGAGACATGGTAAAGGCTCATTCTTAGATAGACCTTTTAACTCTACTCAAGGTTCGGTGCTAAATAGTCTTTATGGTTGGAATAGTGACGGCACTGTAAGTGTTGACACTCTGCAAAATGATTTGACTACATCAACTACTAACTTTGGTGTTACAGACCCCGCTATGTGGTATCATATCAAAGCAAATAGGCTTAGAGAGTTTATTATTGATTTAGTTGATAAAGAGACAGGAGACCATCAGTATATTATTGCAGATACAATAACAGAACCTAATAGCAACCACACTGTTACCTACAGTAAAACAAGTGAAGAGTTTACAACATCTTCTGCTCATAGTCTCGATGATGGTCAAATAGTAGTCCATACAGGTTTTTATCAAGAAGAGTTAAATGGTGTGTTTATGGTAGCAGTCCAAGCATCAAGCACTAAATATAAAGCATGGAAAGTTTCTGATTTCCCCAACACAAACAATTCTTTTGCGTATCTAAAGGCAAAGAGTAGAGGGGAGTCAAATTGGAATCAAGGAATTAGTAGACATTATGAAGACCCAGATGGAATCAGTGCTACTCTACTACGAGTAGGTTCTACCGACTTTGACCCAGATTCAAGCACAAGCACTGTAGCAAAAGTCCGATATGGCACTTCAACTATATCTGGAGTTAAAGGCATTAAAAGAGAATGGCTTAGAGAACACACCATTTATAGTTTAAGAAAGGTTGATGAAAGTAATGGCTACAAGCATTGTTTTGCTCTTTGGGCTGATATGAGAAATGACGGAAATGCAGACGCAGACGGTGGTTATCGCAAACAAGACTTTGGTCTTATTCAACCTACTCCCCAGAATTATGAAGTGTCCTTGAGTTTCGCAGACCAATTTGATGAAAACGGAGATGCTGATGTATTTACAGATTTGAAAATAGGAGAAGATTTGGATATATGGTCTCTTGACCCAACGGCGGAACCGTTTTCTGCTTCTACATGGGCTGATTTAGAAGGTGGTTCTAACGAGGAACCTTTTGACCAATATCATAATTGGCAAGATAAAGGAGGTGCAGTCTGCCTTATTGATGTATCAAGATTTTGGAATCTAAATACTAATGCTTGTGGTGGAAGACCGGGATATGAAAGTGGTGGGCTTGTAGACTTTGGGGATTACGAAACAACAACTCAAGGTTTCCCATATCTAATTGATAATTATTATTTACACGCTACTGCGAATTATAAGAATACTAATAGTTCCTTCTTTATGAACACTCACCCAAACTCTAATTTATTCATTAATGATGGTACTGTCCTTTTACAACAAATAGATATTGGGGAAGATTACATTGTAGTCCAAGACGCATCCCAATTTGAATCAAGTGGTTATGGGGTCATACAGTGCATAGGTGGCGCAAGTAGAGACTCTGAAACTAAAAACTATTACTTCTTTTGGGGTAGCAAAAGTACCCGCACCGATTCGGCAGGTAGGGTAGGTGATTCTTTAGAAGGTGTCTTCATAACAGAATATGAAATAGTTACGGGGCCTAAGAATGTTATAGACCAATTGAAAGTTGATGAAACTGCTGGGTCGTCTGGAAGTGATGTAAAAATAGGTAGTAATGAGTTTTTAACTGAAAATGTTGAAGGTAATTTTGATAAAGTTAGAGTATTTAACTCTCCAGCCGCTTTGTTTTCTTTTAGACTTGTGTTAAATTTAACAGGTCTGGTAAAAGCACCTAACTCTGGAACATACTTTGCGTCTGATAAAATGAGATATATGCAATCAATGATTCTCACAGATAATTGGTCTTCAAATTCTTCTTTACCGTGTATTTCAGATATAGCAAACATCCCTAAAACCAATGAGTTAGACTCTGACAACTTTGGTTCTGTTCACGATGCAAGAGGGCAGACTATTATGAATCTTCTAAATGATATGAAAGAAAAAGAAGGTAATGGTTTATCTGGAAATCTAAAGACATTTTCTTGGTTGATAGGAAGAGATAACAGATTAGATTTCAGAGAGTCTTACTCAAGCAATCACTCTTTCACAAGAAATAATTTAAAATCATCAAACTTAGCAACACAAACCGGAGGTAAAATTACAAATGTAAGAGTTTACTACAATGGAAACTCTGCTTTCGCAGACTACCCAACTCCTTCTGGTAGTGATTTAAGGTGGAGAGTTTTAAATTATCCAGATATATTCAATAGAGAAGAAGCACTAAGTATCGCAAAACAAGAATATCTTAGAGAAAACACATCAAGAATTAGCGTAGATGCAGAAGTAATTAGAGATACAGGTGAATCAAACTTAATGACAAGTGGTGGTAGGTTTGGTTATGTATCAGATGTATCAAGAAACCTAACTTATGATAATAGATTCAGTTTATCTTGGTGGAGTAATAACTTAGGAGGTCAACCTTTCTTTGGTATACAAAATGCTTTAGACACTGATGCTTATACTTCTGATACAGATATTTCAACAGGTATAGTGTATGCTACAACTCATAATGGTTCATCGGCGGAAGATTGGGCTACGGATAACCAATTGAGATTAGGTATTGTATCTGACGATGATACAGGTTTAGGTAGTATTACGGCTGGCGCAAGTTTAGCCTCTGGGGGTCTGATTAGAATAGTTACCTCTTCTCCCCCTACCTATGAATGGTCTTACGATAATAGTGGAACATATGGCCCACAGGTTGTTATGAATAGCAATAATACATGGTATACTTTAACACATACCATAGGTGGCACTACTTACAGTCTATCGGTTTACAAAATAGATGGAACAGTTGCTGGCACTGTAAATGCCTTTACTTATTACAATAGAGCGCACAGGAGAACCGATTCTGCTTATTTTTGGTATGGTACAAACAGTTTAACAAATGCCGTACAAGTAGTCCACATTGATAAAAACACACCTAAAGTTAGTGAATCAACGGGTAATGAGATAAGACTTGCTATTGCTTATGATTCTGGGGCTACTTTTGATGTAGCAAACTTTAGATTATTCGCATTAGATTACTCTTTCGATGAAGTAGTTGATACAAGCGGTGGTGTCGGTAATGAACGACCTCCCCTATTAACTTCTACTTTACAAGGCTCTGCAAGCGTGGAGATTGACGGTAATGGTTATTTTGAAATAACTCTACCTGCGTCTTACACTTCTGGAACACATAAAGTATTATTTTCAGTAGATATTGATTATCTTCGGGATGTTTTGCGATTTAGAGGTAATAATAAAATGAAAAACGCTCACAATGTAGATGGAGATACAACCTATTCCACCTTTGATGATGACAGTTGCTTTCCTCTCGGTATGAGAAGATTCGATATTATGGGCGCACATGGAGATGAAAGAGCCGCATTTTACGCACCGAGACTGCATATAGTTGACGATTTGAATTACATCCCAGCAACAACTTTGACATACACTGACGATTATATTGATTTAGACAGTGAGACTATGGTAATAAGAGATATTATATGGCAACAAAGTGGAAACTCACATGAAAAGGTAAATCTAAAGTTAGAAAAGGTTGAGAGTCACTACAACTACGATTTCACAAGAGCGTTTAAACGCAATAACCCACAAAACACCCCAAGACCCGGAAACCCACCTTCTCCCGTTGGCCCAGCAAGACCGCCTTTCGGAGGAGGTTTGGGTAGTAGTGTAGGCGGTTTACAACAGTTATCAACTTCTTCTAATGTAAGAGATGAACAATCACAATTTGCAGGTCTATCATCTAATAGTATGGCAAAGAGTCTAAGTAGAGGTCTGAAAGGTCGTGCTGACTTTGCATCCGATAGAGCATCGTCAAACGCAACATGGGGAGTATTAGGTAGTAAAACTACAGGTAAAGCATCGTCTTTCGATAGGGCGATTGATGGTCTTGATAGTGCCATGTCTTCGTCTGGTTCTGCAATAGCAACATCAGAAGGTTTCACATTAGCCGGTATCTCCGACCCAGAAGCAGGGGCGCAGGGAGAAACACATTCGCATAGCATGAATGTAAGGGTTCCGAATGATGCAAGCACAGGATATGTATCTGTCCTTGCGAGTGTATCTCTGGAAAGCGTCTCAGGTGGCGGAAATGCAGAATTGACAACTACCGTAACTTGTAGCGAAACGGGTTCTTCTATATCTAATACAAAGATAATATCGCAAGGCTCAAACAACTCAAATGTAATACTTCTCCCAACTACATTCTTAGATGGTGCTTCTACTGCTAACAATACTCTCACAGTAACCTTTGAAAGAAAACCGGCGCAGGGTAATGATAATGCAGGGTATCAATCACTTGTTATACACAATGTATCAGTTAATGTAAGAAGGTACAACAACCCGACAATAGCGCAAAGCGATACCTTTAGAGGATATTGAAGTGGTGGGTCGGGAGTAGAGGTGAGAGAGCCAAAAACCAAAGGAAGAACCAACACATCATGGAAGTGAGGGAACTCCCGACCCAGACTGACATTAATCTTAAGAATTATTAAGGTTTCCATTCCTTTCTTAAATCCTTTATTCTCTTTGCTAAGACTCTACCGACTCCCTTTATTTTCATAAGGTCTTTCTGTCTAACCTTTGTCTTTAGCAAATTAGGAATAGAACCGTATTGTTCCAATAGTCTTTCTGCTATATCTTGACTGATTCCTTGTATTCCCATCAGAGCCAGAAGTCTTGGGTCGGTAGGCAAACTCTTAATTTTCTTATTTAATTTCAGACTCGAAGTCATTTGTTTTTTGAGATGCGAAATAGCAAGCCATTCAACAAATTCATCCATAGTAGTGAATTGAATAACCCTTATTTTAGGAAAGTGTGAATACACTGTCATTTTGAAAGATTTGATTACTCTATTCATCTTTGCTATTTCCCTTGATATTTCATGGGCTTTAGCCTTCCTTCCTTTAAAATACGGTTTTAGTTGTGTTCCATAAATAGCGAGGAAAGGAGTATCGCAAGATTCAGATAATTCGTGGAGTTGATGATTGATTGTCCTACCATTCCTACCTATACCCAAGATACTACGATACAAATCATTTATCTCTTTAGCCTCTATCACCCATTCACCTAAGATATAGTCTCCATGAGGTAGTCTTTTTACCATCACCTCCCCCTTTGGGTCTATTTTGCGATTACCGCAAGCAAGAAACAATTTATGCAGAAGTTTTTCGTTTTCCCTATCGTCTGCGTATATCATGTTATAAGACAAAACTTTGTCATACTTAACTACAGTACCAGCAGTCTACTCCATCACAGAGATTATGTTTGCGATACCAAAATGGTGAAGGGGCGTTTCTGTAGTTTTGCATACCAACCACATATTTTTTTGTGATATTAGGATGGTAGTCAATCCAATCAAGAGCCTCAATAAAATCACAGATATTCTCTGCTATCTCATTCTTCTCTTCTTGCGATAAATCTCTTGGGTCAGCATACCACCTTAATTGTCTACTCATCTCTTGAACCAAAGCGACACGGACATGATGGGGTGGGTTAGATACTCTGATGGCTCTATCAAGACAAGTAGGCAAAGCCACTTGTCCGTTATGGTTCCCCACTCTTACAGTTGCTCTCTGGGTGCTTGGTATTCTATCAACAAAAGGATTCTCATTATTCCACATTACTAAATCAAAACAAGAATCAGCGTTAAAATGACCTGTAAAGGGGTCTAAATGCTCTAAGGTAGGTTGGGGTCTATTTGGTATTTCGTAGCCCATAGGGTCGTTAGAGAAGCCTCTATGGTCAACTACAACACACCAGCGACCCCTTGTAACATTGTAAGTATTAGAGACACGAGTAAGTTTTTCGGGATAACCTACCCCATCAAGCGAAGAAAGACCTTCTGCCATCTTACGCTCATATCTATCAAGATGCAAAGCCCACTGTCTACCTCTAACAGGTCTTTTGAAAAACTGATGAATATGAAAGCCTCTACCCGTTGCTACTAATCTAACTTCGCCTTCGAGTCTTGAAAGAAGAGTAGCAACATCGTTTTTTACTGTCTCCATGTCATAGTCTTCGTTAGTATCAAAATCCCACCACGCTCTATCAATAACTACGCTATCATAATCACCTAAATCATCGAAAGAATACAGACTCGTGTAGATATTACTCATACCATTTAGTTTAGATAGATAGGAAGTAAAGGTCTCGTAGTCGGGGCATTTCTGTCTCTTCAAACCTATCTGTCTGGGAAATGATAGTTTAACTCTCATAATATTCCCCCCTACTTTAGTCTTTAATAATCTGCCTATGACCACACATCTTGCAGATATGATACCTTTCAGAAGCAGTATCTATATCTCCGGTAATCATCATTACGGGTGTAGCCCAATCTCCATCTGTTGCTATAAAAGCATCACACATATCACATATCATTACAAATCCTCCCATAAATTTTCAAGCCCATTCTTTTCACTTTCGCAAGACATTGAGAAATCACACCACAGAGGACAAAAATAATCATTCCATTTCATATCCCACTGATGTTCCTTGATACCGCCTACGCATTTTTTAAGTGATTTGCTAAAAGAAGAGAGGCTTGCGCCGTGAACCTTCTCTACTACTAAGAAACCTTTAGCCCCTTCTGCTATTGCTACTTCTCTCTTGGAATTAGAATCGAGCCAACCCTTTTCGCAACAGAGAACCCTGTCTTCATCCCACTCATCCCAATCGTTTTTCCAATTGCATAATTCTGCTACAAACTTTGGATTGAATGCGTCTGGGGATAAATAGGCAAAGTGGGTTATAGGTCTGGTCTCCCCCATAAGTTTTAGCATATGAGTGTAGTAACACATCTCTTTGCGAGTCTTGTCAAACTTAGTTTTAGCCATATTACCTGTCTTCAATTCATATATACATAGACCGCCGTCTGGGTGTTCAAGAATACCATCAATTAGACCTACAAGCACTACTTCATTTTCAGCATCCCATACTACTCTCTTAACCTCATATTCTACGGGTTTGAATTTTTCAAGACCCCATCTTTCTATCCGACATTCTTCTAAGAATGCGATTACCTCATTAGCAGGGTCTTCTCTGTCTTCGGGGATTAGTGGGCCAAGAACAGACTGTCCTTCCCAATTATCATATAGAGTCTCTAAGTTAGTATGAACATACTTACCACGAGCCATAGCCTCTGTCTCCGGCAATCTCCTGTCCTTGAGTTGGACTCTCGACCACCAATATTTACGAGGACAACCATCATAACCTATGAAAGAAGACTTCGACATTCTTAGGAGTTTGTCGGTGTCGTTAGGGTCATAACTGCTATTAGCATCTAACTCCTCAACAGACATTTCTGCTGGGTCTTTCATAATCATTCCTCTTCTAAAGGTAGAGTAGTCTGCTCTGTATCATCAAGAGAGGCTTCGCAGTAAGGACATATGTCTGGTCTTTCAATACCTTCAAATTGTGGTACTCTGATTGACCCAGAGCATGAAGGACATTTATCTTCTGAAATCAAATCAAGATGTTGTAGTGTTCTTAGTATCAGAGTGTTATGCTTCTCCAATTCTTGCATAATCATATGTAGGAAGCCGTCAATCCTCCCAGCCATAATACTCATCTTTTCGTCAATCTGTTTTATCGTAGGTTTCTTACTTTCCCTGCCCATATTATCCCCACACTCCTATGACCTAATAAACCTATCTCACAACCAAACTACATCAGATAGACCATTTAGGGAATTTTGTAGAGGCATATAATCCCAATTCATAACTTCGTAATAGGGAATTACTTTTTCCAATACAAATTTTCTTGCTAATTCTTTGAATCCAACTTTAGCAATACCTTGTATTTCAGATGGGTCATCAAAGGCTATGTATTCGCCATACTCGTCTAAAGTGCAGAGGAAGTAGTCATCTTTGCGATAACCTTTACCCAAATTATCATTAGCCCATTTAGCACCTGCTCTGGCTTCAGATAATACGGCATATTTATGTAAATCGTTGCTAAGTTTTGCTTTGATAGTTAAATCTGCAACGGGGATTTTCTCGGCAACAACATCTTCGATTAAATTAGCAAGAGAGTCGGTAGTTTCCCTCTCACTCACGCCTTTCAAGATATTATCAATGACTATCCCCATAGCGTTTTTCATAGCCTTTGGAAGCCTACTTTGCTTCATCTCAATACCTTTGACATACCTCTCTGCTTTATGATATTCCCCATCAGTCCAAGAAACAAGACCTGCGTAGCGGTTTTTAGCCATAACAAGGAATGATTCAGACCATTTTTCAAACTCTGTTACTATAGGAGACATTCTTTCGTTGATAACCTTAAGAGCCTCTATACCCTTTTCTGGCGTAGGTACTTCGCACATAATAGAGTCGGTATGTCCGTATCTGACCTTGAAACCTAAATCCTCTGCGTGGTCTCTTAATTCACCCAAAGTCTTTCTCGAAGTGTATGTAATTGCGTCTGCGATTTTAGGGTGGTACATACCAAACTTAGCGTCACCGGCTACACCATACATAGAGGCAACCAAAGACTTAGTTGCGTATTGCAGAGCGTCATATCTCTTAGCCTCTTCTTCTGTCTTGGCTTGCGCCTTTCTCGCTTTGTATTCATTTCGCAAGTTAGTCATGTAGTCCATCTGTCTACCAAGAAGACCGCTTTTAGACATATCAAAACGAGTACCGTTGCCACAATCACTACCTTTATCGCTTAGGGTAGTCCAGCAGATATTGTATTTTTTGACATTACTATGATACATAGCCTTAACATCAAAGATGCCTATGTTGTTATACACGCCAGCAACAGGAGTCATAATATCCGCACCTTCGTATTCTACTTTGTCAAATTGCGCTTTGCTTGGTATCTTCAAATCAAACTCTTCATCTCTCATACAGAGAATAGCAAACATCTTAGTGATGAATGGGGTTGAACGAATATCGCACTGAACGATATGCTGGAGGGCAGTAAAGTAGCCGAGAACATCTACCAAATCATTTAACTTTGGCAGTAACGCCACATCTTGTCTCGCATAATCAAGATAAGTACCAAAATCAGTATAATAAGTATCGTGTCCGTCTTTTAGAGGTACTTTTTCTTCGCCAAGACAGTGATTAGAAACTGCGTCAAGAGACATAGCCGGTAGTTGTCCGTTCTTCAAAGTCCATAACTTCTTGAAACCTACCATTAAATCTATGACATTTCTGCCTACAATAGGTTGTTCCCAATCACCAAAACGCCACCTAACTCTGTTCATAGGGGATAGTATACCGGCTTTGATATTATTATGTCTCATACGAGTCAGAAGTTGTTTACAGTCAGCGTTAGTTACATTCCAACCTGTGATTATGTCTGGGTCATGAGCCTTCATAAGATTAGCAACATCTAACAACATCTCTCTTTCATTTGAGCAACATTTGAATTTCCTATCCCCTTTGTCGCAAGAAGTGTTTCCGTATGGATGGTCTTTGCAGGGTATACTATCGTAATACCCTGCCTCATAATCTGCATGTGTGAACCATACAAACTCACCTTTCTGCGAATCTCTTACCACTACTATTGTAATCTCCCCAGATTCTATTTTCCATTCCATATCAATGTACCAGACTCTATGCTCATAATTATCAAAGAATTGATTGCTATCAGCAAGAACCTTGTTTTCCCATTTGATATTATTTTCCCATGTCTGCATACTATCTGCTATCTGTCTCATATCCTCCGTACCGTAAAAGGTCTGTTTGATTAATTTTTCTCCATAGAGACCTGTGTAACCACCTTCTTTCTTACACGCTATACCTATATCCTTATCGCCTTCTTTAGTGTATAGGTAAGGCAACATATTCTTACCGAGAACGGCTTTTTTTCTATTGCCTTCTCCATCTCTGTAAAATACATTTACGGAGTTTCCTCTACCTCTCTCTACTATCATATAGAGAGGTACTTACCGAGTCAATATAAATCCTCTGATGCCTATACCATGAGACTCAAGGCAATCCATAACAAACATAGGGGAAACTGAATACCTCTTTGCTATTAACGAAATAGTGCTTTTAACATACTGTTCTTCAAGCCATTTTTTATCTCTAAATCGTGTTAATTTATCATCTATTACCATAGATTTTACGATGTTCTTTGTGACCTTTAATCATACCCATTCCAGCGCATTTGTGTTTGGAATATCTTTAAGTTTCGCTCTTATTCGCTCGCAAGATTCGGCATATAACTCTACCATAGTAGAGTTTCTTCCTAATAATTCGCAAGCGACTGCCGTTGTTCCAGACCCACCAAAGGGGTCTAAGACCCAATCATCCTCATCGGTGCTTGCTAAAATACATTTAATCGGTAATTCAAGTGGGAAGGGTGCTTCGTGTCCGTTGTTAGCAGGGGTCATATCCCAGACGGTGAAAAGATTATTCGCATTATAGTGATAGTCTGGGGATTTTGTTAGCATGAATATCTGTTCGTGTTTAGGTATAGGTCTTTTGATATAAGCCTCCGGTTGAGGATATGATTTGCTTTTATTCCATATTATCTCACTTCGCAGAATCCATCCGTCAGCCTGTAGAGCCAGAGCCAACCTCCAACCTACACCTATTAGATTCTTTTTAGCAAGACCCCCAACATTCCTCGCACCCCATTTATTCTTAGAATCTTTGATACCACCTTCTTTGTAATCAGAACCAGCCCCGCCAGAACCATTGTATGAATCCCCCACATTCAACCATAAAGTACCATCGTCAGTTAGATGTTCCCGTACTTTGCGACAAACTTCAACCATACTCCCTATATATTCATCGAGAGTTTGTCCTTTACCTATCTCATCAGAGTCATCACCATAGGTTCTCATCCCGTAGTATGGGGGAGAAGTTATACACGACCTAAATTTTCTATCTCCCAAATCTGCTTTGAGGAAATCGGAACATATTATGTCGTGTTGCATCATTTAATCCTCTTATACTCATAGATATTTGAATTGATTGGTATTCTCTGTATGTAGCCCCATTTTGCGAGAAGCATTAAGATTCTTGACACCATACGAGTATGTATTATCGCATTAGGTCTACAATATTCGTTAGCAAGATTAGCAATATATTCTGCCGTAAGAATCTGTCCTACTTCCATATCTCTAAGAACCGCATACATAACTACTATTTTTCTGTGTAATTTAGTGATAGACATAACAGAACCCATATGCTTCATAGTCCATTCTATTTCAGAAGCAGGGAGTTTTATCCCCCTACTTGCTATATTCTGAATCCTATGAAGAGGTTGTTCTTCTGCCCAATCTGCTAAATTTATGCTCATACTACTCCTCTTTGAAATATAACATTGTTTTCCATGTCTACTAAGACTATAGAATAACCTTGCGATTCTTCTGTGAAATCTAAGAAGTAAAGGTTTACCAGACCGTCAGTAAGACATTTCTCTAAACCGCCTTCAAACTCAAACTCAAAAGGTGCTACATCATCTTCTGTGCTTGCTAAACAAGTCTCGGTTTTACCCAATAAAATATTACCAGACTCAATATATAGACGCTTCATAGAATCCCACTTTAGCAAACACCTGTTTACTTTTTGCCCGTTTACATTACCAGCATCAATAGCATTTTTAAATTCAGAACCCATTATCTGCAACTCAATAAAAGGCTCTCTAATACTGCCGTCTCGCATTTTGTAGGAACCTGTAAGTGGGTTGATAGAGGCTATTCTACCTTTTGATTCTGCATACCATTCACTAACTGTTTTCTTTGTATGGGGGAATGCTAAAGCCCTTGAATCAGCCGATAAGGTAGTCTGTCTGCCACTCGATTTAATAACTATCTTGTCTTCTTTAGATTCTAAAGTGATAACTCCACGATGAGGTTTTAAGACACCCAACATCTTCTCAATGTCCGGTATAACATATTCTTGTTCGTCTACTTCGTTTGCTAAACATGAAAAAGTAGCAACACTTGATATTCCATCCCTAACTATGTTAGTAGTGGATAATAGATTATCATCAGACCCACTAATCACACACCCCTTTACTTGAGGTATGGGTTTTCCATTGATATTACATACTCTCTGTGTTCTACTCAACAACTTCTCTAATTCTGCCTTACTTACCTTAAGCATATACTACACACCTTCCTATGTCCTTATTAAACCACCGTGATATAAGGATGCTTTTCTGCCATTCTTGCACACATCTTACACGGCTCTCGCTCTTTCAAATCACCGTTTTTATCAGTAGGTTGTTCTGATGTGTAGATACCAAAAGTGTCTACACCTCTACACAGTAAATACGATTTACCCGTCACCCCTATGTCAACTGCGTAATGCCACTGTCTTTTGCGAGACGGGAATACCTGCCTAACCTTCATTGTCAGCACTCCATTTCAAGAACGGCAGACCGAACCATTCAACATTACCATCAGATACTCGCAAAACAGTATGCGTAGTGCCTAAATGTTCTTGGTTCCACCCTTTCATTTCTTCTATGGTTGCTCGAATTTCCCACTCGTTTTCATTCATCTGTGGGTCAGACTTAACGCCAGCCGCAACATCACCTTTCTTGGTGTATCTTGCTAAGAAAATCTGTTGCGAGAACAATCTCATTGTTCCCTTTTCCCAATCCGGTTGTTCGCCTACTTTCATTAGACCTTTCTGCCCGTTTCCTATGTCTGCGAACTGCTTAACATCTTTTAGATGGTAAGTAAAGAATACTGCGTCAACGGGTAGTTGATGCGCTCTATTCATTACATCACGGAATAATTGGTTGCGAATGCGCCATTCTGCTTGATTGAATTTATCTCCATCTTCAACATTGATAGGATTCTTAGACCTATTCATCAGAACATCAGTCATAGCCAATTCGCACCACTTCAAGAAAGTAGAGCCTCCATCAATGATGACCGCACCTATCTCTCCTTTCCTCGCTTCCTCTCCGATTAACTTAATGAAGTAACCCATCTTGTCAATCAGAGCAGTCCAATTAGTAGAATTATCTTCGTTGAAGATAAAAGAATCGGTTTCGTCAAACAAAGGAACAACCTTTATATTTTTGTCATGTGGATAGTTACATGTAACTGTCTGAATCGCAGAATTATCAACATCTATGATGATAATCTCTTTGTCCGTTCTCCCTCTGGCAATATCAACCGCCAGACCCGTCTTAGCACAGTTTTCCTTTGCGACAAGAGCCATTCTGATAGGATTATCAGAGACTCTTGGTCTTGAGAACAATTCTCTGAAATGCTCTATACCATACTTTGCGCCTTCTTGCTCTTGTTTACTCTCCTCTTTTGTTCCCCAACTCATTGTATCACTCCCAATCGTCTATTTCAGTCTGGGAAGAAGAGTCAGTGTCCGTAAGGACACCGACTTCTTCAACACAGAACCAACCTGTCGTTGCTAATTTTCCGTCTCCGTCTCGATTCACATAAGGAGAACCGACTACGGCTACAACTGAACCAACACCGAATGAAACTTTAGAATCCTCTTCTTGCGATACATACAAGTCGAGAGGGGCTGATAGAGAGGTCAAATCTAAATCAGATAGAGTTAGAATATAACCACCACTTTCTCTTGGGTCAATGTGTGCGACTTCCATCACTATACATACAAGAGCATCCCACTTCTCTTTATCAGAGAGAGTATTTACATGGTCTTCGATAAAGTCAAGACCGTCAAGCATAGTAATGTGGTCTGGGATTAGACCAGAACCATCAGACATAAGAGGGGCTTTAGGGAAAATACTCGCAAGGTTTGAATCAAGAGTATATTGCGAAACTCCAGCCTTTGTATACGCTACGCCATTCTTAGATAGATTGGCAGGTATTTGTAGAGGAGAGAAGGTAGGATAATTTACCTTTGCTAAATCTCCTCTGAATTTCATAGGAATCAGTTTCGGCGCATCCTCACTACCCTGTTCTCTACCTAAGAAAAGGCAGGTTCTTTCTAAATCAGAAGTCGCTCTTGCCTTTCCATATGCGTAGTTAGGAGAACCCGAAGGATATGTAGGCGAGGTTTTGTTCTCGATACATACGAAGTAACCTGTGCCGTCTCCAATATCTGTCGCTTGTTTAGGCAACTTGTCACCGGACATTTCTCCCAATTCAACTGCAAAAGGAGTCTTGTTTGTAAGTGTAGGATTGTGAACAATCCTATATCCGCCTTGCGAATCATCATGTAGATACAGAGTGATAAGACCTTGTGCTACAAGGTTCTTTCTGCCTTCTTCGTCTAATGTCTTCAACATATTCTGATACTTTGTGTAAAACACTTTACCCCAATCTTTGTATCTTGGACTACTCAAGAACATACCTTCTAACATAGTGCATCCACTACGGGATAGTCTTGCTTTCTCTGCTCTCATTTCAGCCGCTGCCATTCGCAAGGTCTTGTTTTCAACCTCTGCTTCTGATACACCCGCCGCTACGAGTGACACGGCATGTGTGTCCTTAGCCTTCTTGTGTCGTGCGAGTAATTCATTCAATGAACAACCCACATTCTTTGCTACTCTTTCATACATCTCGCTACTTATCATCAGTTTTCACCTGCTTCATATTTCCGTTATACCCATGTCCTTATTAATCCCTCGATGCCAACATACGACAGAAATCCCAACGGACTATTGTCTCATCACAACCTTGCAGTATGTCTCTTTCGCTGATAATAGAGGACTCTATAACTCGCATCTTTGCTTCTGCTGATGCGTCTGAATTGACGGCATAATCGAAGACCTTTCGGATAACTACCCTCATAGGCATATCCTTAGTCAGACCTACCGCCATGTCTACACTTCTTTCCTTTGCACATATGCGAAGGAAAGTCTTAGGATTAAAATCTGATACATCAAGACTTAGAACAAAGGAGTCTCTATCTTGGTGTGTTACTGTATTGTATGCTTGAAGACAATTAATAGCATTTCTCAAATCGCCTCTGTGAGCGTGTGCTATTGCTCTGATATGTTCATCGGGAACATAACAGTTTTCTTTGTTGGATATGTAGATTAGTTTCTCGATAATAGCATCTATCTCTATCTCTTTGAAATGACGAAGTTGACACCTCGACTGTAGGAAAGGAGTGACTTTGCTAATATCATTACAAGTCAGAACAAAATAACAAGTTGCGTTTTCGATAACACCTTTAAGTGCGTCTTGAGCCTGTAAAGTAAGTCTATCTGCTTCATCTAATAAGATGATAGTCTCCCACATACCACTCTGCGACATAGGGATGATTTCTTCTTCGATAAACTCTATACCTCTGGTTCTTTTGCTACTCGCATTGTAGATATGCAAATTGAAATTAAGATGCCTTGCTAATAGATATGCTATTGAGGTCTTGCCTGTTCCAGCACCGACACTATGGAGGAGGAAATGATTCATATTTTCTGATGTAATATTCATCATCTCTGATACTATTATATCTTGACCTACGACTTCTTCAAATGTCTTAGGTCTATACTTCTCGCACCAAATCATCTCATCATCTCCCTCATATCTCTCATGTGTAGGGCATACATATCTTCATCATAAATCTGTTGGCACTCAAGACACAAAGTCATAGAAGTCTTTGCTATACTATCTTTACATATTTCGCAGAGAGGTATTCCTTCTTTTTTGAGAATCCTCTTTACAAGAAATCTACTTACTCTCTTCATTCCTCTTCACCCCATGTCTTTAGGAAGTCGTCAACTAAAGGAACGAGTCTTCTATACATACCGAGAGGAGACATACCCGTAGTATCAAAGAATATGCTCTGATGGGCATATTGCGTTTCCGATAATACTTCATCAACGGGTTCCAACTGCTCGCTTATATGTGCAAAGCCTGTAGCACCACGATTAATTAGAGTCTGTTGGTTTGCGTCTAAGCGTATTACCATCCCACCCATGTTAAGTATATGCAAGGCTTCGTTGGTATGTCTAACATCATCAATAATAGCAACGCCGTAACCTTGTTTGTCAGCATATTTCTGTAGTCTCTCAACCCAATAGTCGGGGTCAACTAATGCCCTACGACCTTGACCCCATGCTTGAAGAAGAGGTCTTGTGCGAGTCTTATCTTGTGCTTCTAATAAATCCCATAAGTAACGAGCCTCACGCTTCTGTTGCTTATGGAAAAATGCCTGTGCTACTTCTTCTCTAAGACTTTCTGCGAAAGATAGTATGGGTAAGTCGAATTTCTGTGCAAGCAGACCAGCAAGAGTAGATTTACCGGATTTCATATTTCCGCATATACCTATGTATAATGTCATAACCACACCCCCTTGCGGGAGTGAGAGACGGAACGCTTTGCGCTCTGCTTCACCGCCTCTTCACCCCCTGCGGAGGTATCTTTCCCATATCCCTGTATACCTTCTGGGAAGCAGTCGGTACAGAGAGGAAGTGAAAGTGCTTGTTTGTCTGTAATCTCGCCCATATCGTGTATAGGCGCACCGCAGTAATACTTACCTCCTTTGGAAGTAAGGTGCGATTCGTTGTTAGTCCTGTGGAGTCTCCATTCCGCTTTGATTCTCACCATATTAGTGAGTAAACCCCATGTCCTTATTAATCAGACGGTCTTCTCTGACATATCAGACATTCAGACCAATCCTCTTGTATCAGCCTCATTTGTTTACAACCTAAACATCTAATGGCATTCTTTTTTTCTGCAACAGTCATACTCGAATAAGGTCTTGTAAATACTAAGTCTTCTTCGTCTTTGATAATCGAATCATCAATCGCATAGACAGAATTGATAGTCATTGTACCATCCCCAACATCAACCTTATCTGTTCCTGTCTGTATTATCTGTATATTTTTAGCAAGCATAGCAGAGAGGCTTGCGTCAGAAGGCATTACTCTAAAATTACCTTCTTCTAAAAGAATACTCGCAACGGCAGAACGGGTCATTTCACCCCTCTCGAAGAGGATTTCTGCAATCCTTCTTCTTATTCTGGCGTTTGCGTTATTTTTAGCCACATACTGTCCTTGACTTTGCGATATTTAACTACTCGTCTAACATACCTATGTAAGCCACCGACAAATCCCCAGAACCCTCTACATATTTATCATCGGAAAAGTATCTACTTTTTCGATTAAAAAGTATTCTAAACAACCTGTCAAGGACTTCGCCTTTCATAGGCATTAGCAAAAAGAGCCACATCAATATCATACAACCCTCGAATGTCAGAGCCATGAAACAACATTCTCCTTAGTCTTCTTCATTTTCTTAGGTAACTTATCTCTGGGGATTTGCGCTCTAATAAGATTAGCAACTTCACCGTCTTTTATTATCATATCTCTATACTTATCGCTTTCTCTGAACATATGCAATTCGCAATCCTCTACTTTCTTTTTCTTTTTGGGGAATGCTGGTCTGTGTTTTACAGGACTTATACCAAAACAAATAGTGGCTTGTTGCATATCCTCTGAACACCAACGGAAAGACTTTGCTAAAAGTCTGTATATCTCAATGTCTCTGACATTCTCTCGTAGAAAGGAAAGCATAAGAGGAACAGGAACCCTCTGTGTATTATTCCAGACCCTATTCCTATCTTGCCAACGAAGTGTCGCTTGAATCGCAGATATGTAATCTCTATTGCCTTTCTTTAAACTTCTATCGTAGATAACTCTATCATCGTCAATCTTAGGTGCTTTATCGCAGACTATTATCATTCTGTATTTTATGTAATCGAGCCAACCTACACAATCCTCTGCGTCTGGTCTTTTGATGTGACAGATAACCGTAGTATCAATAGAGGGAGATGTGAAAAAACCATCACCCTCTATGTATTCGCCTACACGGTAAGGTTCAGCATCAAGCGTAAAAATGAGCATCCCCATCATACTCACCTATCAACTTTGTAAATTCTTTAACACCGTTAGAATTTATGCGACTGATTAGAAGTCCTCTACTTGCCATAATTCGCAGATGCCTTGATACAGAATAGACAGTTATACTACACGACCTCTGCGGTAGCGTCTCGATAGCCTTTGGCAGAAGTTGGTCTGCCGTAAACCAATCGGATAACTCCCACTCTTGGACTGCGGCTTCGACTGCTGAACCACGATACTTCTTACTCATTGTGGAACCTCCCATTCTGTGTCTACTTCACGGTGGACTATGTCTAATAAATCTAACATCTCCATACACATAATATCTTCATCTGCATGTCTCTCCAATAATTCTCTGAACCTATCGAAGGCTAATGCTTTGCGCTCATACTCACGAAGAACATCTATTGTTTCTTCGTAAGTGTAAGGCTCTCGTTCATCTAACTTGACATTACCCCAACATATCTGCGATACTTCTTCACATAATTCCTCTACTTGTGGTGTATACCACTTCTCATCAAATCTAATCATACCTATTCTACTCATTCAATATACCCCCTTATCCCATAACCAACAGTCTTCACATATTGGTTCATCGTCTTTCCATTTCATGTCTTCTGCTTCACAATGCTCTCCGCACTCTTTACATTCCGGCATCATTCTTCCTCCGCTAACAAAACCATAAACGGGTCGTTCATATAAACCCATCGTTCAAAAGAATCCAATTGAGACCTGCTAAGACCCCAAATCTCACGCACAGATGTTTTAGGAACGGGATAACGACCAGCATACCACTTGAGACCGTCTTGGGTAAGCAGAGCAATCAGACCATCATCACACATCTGTTTAGCAATATCTGGATAATCTTCTTTAGGTATAGTGCGAGAGATAAGAACCATCAGACTTTTGTTTCGCCACTTAACTTTCTCTCCGGCTTTCATAATATAACCTCCAAACCAAAGCATTCAACTTGTCATTCTTTATTTCGCAGACAGAACAAAACCTCTTCTCTCTATTCGTCTTCTCCGCTTTGCATCCTATCGTCAAACATCTTCTTGCCATACGGCTACCCCCAGACAGTAATCACAGTGCAATTGCTTTTTATTGGATTTAACTGTAAATTTAGACAGACATACATGGCGATTGCATTTCTTACAATATCTTGTCAACTTAGCACTATGGAAGTTTCTACTCCCAATATATTTCTGTCCGTATTTCATAACCATTCCTCCTTATTTCCCTGTCCTATATTAGCAAATATATGCGAGATAACATCAACAGTCCAACCATTACCAAGAGTCTTGTATCTCTGCGTATTACTAACACATTCGGTGTAGTTATCCGGTAATGTCTGCAATCTCTCACATTCTATGGGAGTTAATTTTCTCCAATCTATTGTCTCTCGCAAAGTTTTGTAAGCCTCTGGGTATTTACCCTCCTCCAAAGAAGAAATTAAAGAATCCTTCGATAGCGTAGTCAGACAATTACTTTTTTCGGAGGTCGTGACCTCTAAATATTGAACAGTCTCAATGTCTTTATTGTAATCTTCTCTCACTCCTTGTGCGTTAATCTTCCTTCCCACTATCTTTGCGGGATTAGCAATCAGGACTTTCGGTTCTCTATGTCCTCCCTGCATAGTAGTTAGAGAAGGTGCTTTTCCTTCGGGATGATAAACTCTCTTAATCGAATCATGACCTTTCAAATCAGCATCTCCTACATGACACAGACCATCACTACTAAACACGAGTTGCCTTCTATGTTTCTCGAAGTAAGATTTAAGATTCCCTCCCTTAAAGTAATTAGCATCTACACAATGAGATTTATCTCTGTCAACCCAACCATCTTCGAGAATGTCCTTTAGCAGAATACCTTTGTCTTGGGGCTTTTTAATGTTAGGTATGTTAGTCCAATATAACCTTCTGCGATTCTGTGCCGATACGAGGTTACTATTGATTTCGATTGGTAAAACATCTAAGTGTTGCGATATAATATCTTGAAACTCTTGTTTCATCATCACATTTTCAAGTAAGAAATACTTCGGTTTGAAGTGATTAATAACATCTACAAACTCAAAGAATAGTTTACTTCGAGGGTCATCAAAATTGAGTTGTCTGCCAGCAAAGGAAAATCCTTGACACGGCGAACCACCAATAACCAAATCAATATCCTCTAAATCCCACTCACCCCAATTCTTAACATCACCGAGTTGAACAGTATCGGGATAATTCTTCTGTGCTATCTTAATCGCATACTTGTCTATTTCGGATGCGTAGTAGGTATCAAACTCTATACCTGCTCTTTCCAGAGCAACACGGCCACATGAAATGCCGTCAAATAACGCTAATACATTTCTAATCTTCATCTCACCAACCTCATATATCCACAATACACCTTGCGACCACATATATACTTATGGTGGGTATTGTATCTCGCCTCTGTAGTAAAACCACATGTATTGCACTTTCGCACACCTCTGGGTCTGATACTGTAGCCCAAAGAACCCCTACCACCATTGTATGATATACCCATCAGACTTCCTCCCATTCTCCTTCTTGTATGTATGTCGGAGTCTTAAGAGCCGCAACACGCAATTCAATCTGATTTAGCAAATGAGGCTCTGCTCGCAGAACATCAACGAGTATGCCCATGACACCGTTGACTTGCTGGCTGGCAAGTAATAACTGCGAATCAACCCCTATCTCCTTTTTCAAAGTGCCAATCAACTTAAGGGAAGAGTTAGCCTGTCCGATAAGTCGAGTAGCATTAGCAAGCCACTCACCGTCTATACCCTCTTCATCTTTCTTCGCCTCCCATTCATCAAGCCAAGAATTTATTCTACCGAATACATCTTCCGCCATATCCAAAGTAGTGATTGCTTCTTTGCGAGTCTCCTCTACCTCCTTCGCTTCCGAAGGGTCAAAGGTCATATGTTCTTTCATATGTTCTTCAACAATACCTGTCTCCCAACCATTCTTCACTTCTAAATAAGAAGTAGTCATGTTGCCATTGTGTATCTGAATCTCTAAATCCTTCACTTGCGGGTGATTGCATAAAGGACATTCGGGGGATTCGAGAACCCACCTAAGAACCTCAATTTCTTTATGGTCGTCAGAATCTGCGATTCTATTTTCTATTAACCACTTACTTTTCATCTGCTATCCCCCAATACAAAGCATTAGCATTTTGTCCGGAAGTAAGATAGTACGACTTACCTTCAATTTTTGAAAACCTCTTATCTCTTTTCAGAACCTGCCCCGCAGAGTTATTACTCTGTGGCATATGTCTTGGGTTGACTTTACCTGTAAGATTATACATCAACTCTTGTGTGGTAGAGGGGCCACTTTGAGATATATAATCAAAGCAAGCGTTTCTAAACACCTTATATTTTTTCGCTTCAAAGACCATCTTTCGACCTCCTTGCTCTGAATGTAGCACTCATGTATTTACCGCCTAATACGCTTTTACTCTGCGTATTGCCGACATACTCGAACCTACTGTCGTATTTGAGGACTTGGCAGATTTCTCGCACAGAAGGTGAGTTTTTCCACACCCTACCATCTGCCGTCAGAACCCTCTGCGTCAATTCGTTTGTATTATACTCGCCTTCATCTTCAAGCAGAAACTTGTAACAAGCATCTCTCCAATTCGCAAATCTCGCTTCTCTTCTCGGTTTTCTTTTTCCCATATCATACACCCCATTTCATATTCTCGCCCTCGTCTGGCAGACCAAACCTACACACAATGCCTCTTCTACCCCTACCCTCTGTACGAGGACTAAATTCTGTAAACCATGCTTGACCTTTCAAGGTATCATCAATCCACCTCTTAGCGGATTGGTAATCATGGTCTGTGATTAGTTTAGCAACATCTTTTATTAAAGTGCTTCGTGGCACATCTTTATCCCAGAAGGTAGTCTTGATAAGACGAATGTCTTCATCCATAACATCTCGCCTCATCTTTAAAGATGATTCTAACAATTCGAGTAGAGCATCATCCATCTCTACCTGCAAGATACCACCTTTCCATTCTTCATCACGCATCATGTGATAACCTATTGCTAATCTGCGAAACAAATCAGACTCGAAAGAACGAACCGATTCTTTCATAACCCAATCTTCAAACTCTTTGCTAAACATAACTCCCGTAGGGGGATTGAGGGTCACTGATAACTGCCTGTCAATAAACCACGCCCGTAAATCAAGAATCTCACCTGCAAGATACGCTCGTTCTTCTCTCGTCATACTCGCTTGTTTATTCTGTGCTTCTTTGTATAGAGCCTCCTTTTCAGCATCCATGTTAATATCAATGATGAAAAACCTACGGTCAAGTCCAGACTCCAAATCCATACGACCATGTTGTGTTCCGCCCCATACGGTGTAGCGAGTATTGTATCGCACCCATCCATCACGCATACCTTTGTTCACACGACCAGAGTCTAACGAAGTTAGCAATTGATTCTTCATGTCAATACTATGGTCTTTCTTGTTTGCATCTGATACAGATGAAAACTCTTCAAAGCAGAGAAAACCACCGCAAGTCTCTCTTGCGAGAGGTCTCCCTACGATTTGACCATCATCATTTACAGAGCCGAACATACCCGCCTCTGTGATAGAGTTTGGGCCAATCATAGTGCGAAAACCAATACCTCTGAATCCTTCGGGATTCCATAACACACCTGTATGTTCAGCGCAGAATAAGTCAATCAGAACATTCTTACCGGAACCCTTTGCGCCACGCATGAGAATGTTGATTCTTGTATCTGCTATTGAAGAACGGGGTGTGTAGATAGGATAGTTGGTATGGCGAAGAGGACAGTCTTCAATAACGAATCTCCGAGAATCTTCTCCGTCTCCTTCTCTCGGTGCGAAATCACACATACTACATTTGTTTACAGTATTAAACAAATGACCGCCTATACTACATAGGAAGATTGGTACTTTGTCATCTACATCAATGATGTGATTTCTTTTACAGAAATCAAGCATCCTGTCGAATATATTCACCCGAACATACCCCCCTCATACTTACTCGCTCTCGTTTTGTTTAGCATTTTCGTTATCACCTCATCTGCCATTTTCGCCGCCTCTACGGTATCGGAAGAAGCCTTAGCATATATGTCTTTCGCCCTTTTCTTACAACCTTCTATCTTGAAACCTAAGTTTTTGAGAATGTCAATAGTAGCATTGATATGAGTTTCTTGGAATGGAGTGACCTCCATTTTCTGTCCGTGAGAAGGTATAATCAGAACCGAAGCACCTTTACCTTTTATTTGCGAGAAGACGAATGCTGGTAGCCAACCCCATAGAGTCTGGAGACTGTCTCTACTAATCTCTTTGTTACCAATATCTTCACCCTTTACAAGCGCAGGTTTCTCAAGACCTTCTCCATTCCTTACATCGAAAGCGTCAGAAGTCAGCAAGCAAAATGTTTCGCAACCTATGTTATCAAGCATAACTGCTACATCTCTTGCCGGTGGGTAATTGAAAAGCCACGCATTTTTCTGTGCGCCACTATCCGTACTTATGTGTGCGGGTGTTAGAATCTCAATTACTAAAGTCTCTTCATCGTTTCCGTAATATATAGGCCAGCCTGTAAAACCGAAACTTAACATCGTATGCGGGGATGAAGGTATATGTTTTGAAGTCATGTAACCTACAGGTTCTACCTTCTTTACAAGCGAAGAACCCACTACTGCGGGTATGTGGTCTGACCCTACCGCATCGAATAGAATCGCTCGCTTGATACCTTTAGGTATACCATTACTCCAAATAAAGTCCGTTTCATTTACTGTTACTATTTCTCCCATGTTGCTACATACCCCCTTATGACCTTATCAATCTAATGTTTTGGAATCTCTGAAATAATTCAGAAAAAATAAAACGCAACACTTAGAGCCTAATCAGATTATTCTTTTTTATTTCCTAAGAGTTAAAACCTTATTATTTACTAATAATAAAGAAAACCCTTTTTAGAAATATATCTAAGAAAAAATAAAAAATAAACCGAAAACGCATCACTGAATGCGATTAATTCTTTCTGAATTAATTTTGCAGAGCAAAAATAAATCTTTCATGTTCGATAGAATCCCTTTCTATGTAACGCATACCGATAGAGTCTTTGTTATCTAAATCGTTTTGCGGATATTCGTATTCAGTCATTCTGAATATCATATCGTTTAAAATCTCTTTAGCAAAACTTATGTCGTCTGAAGCGTGTGTCCTAACGGGTCTGAAGTCTGCGCCATCTGGATTGTATACGAGGCTCTGTGTGATGTATGTATTATCCGCATGGATAAGCATAGCATATTGTGGGTGAGAACCGTATATCTCCGTAGGCACATACTCAAGACCATGTTTAGACCTGTAAGGAGTATAGGTCTTTACAACAAAGTTGTGTTTTGAAATATCATTTTCGATTATTTCATTCGCAACAATATCCTTAACAAGATAGCATTCAAGAGATTTAGTAGAATTTGGGATTAGAATCCTATCAGAGGCGATTGTAATCGTAATCAACTCCAAATGCGATTCTTCTATCAGAGCGTCTAATTCATATTTAAAGAAAGGAATTTCTTTAATATCCCCCTTCATAGCCGAGTTTACGATAGTGCGATACATATTAGGTTGTATCGTATCTAAAAACGACCATACGGAATCATAGCCATCAAACACTACATGGTGTGAACCTACTTGCAGATGCAGGTAGGGTGAGAATTTTCGCTTGTTGCGACCATTCTTTCTCCAACACTGAAAGTCTATGACTTTGATTTCTTCGAGAGGACATATCAACCATTCGCCATGAAGTCTTATTGTCTGCATACTAACAACATACTCTAATGAGTATATTGTATTTATGCACCTCCCACTTCATACTTAACACCATACAGGTATTGCTCATCGTTCCACCAATAGGGCGCATGGCGACCCTTTTGCCATTTTGCGAAATGTTTGCTGTGATAGTATGCTCTGTATGCCACAACTGCGTCTTCGTGTTTAAACTCATCCGGCATACATTGAACGAAGGGAGTCATTTTCCCTTCGGGAATAAGAGAAGACAGAGACCATAGATGCTCTATACCATCAGCGCAAGCGTGGGTTTTACCAAATCTTTTGGCATACTCTTGTGCTAAAGCAGAGGCATGATAGCAAGCCCATATGAAATTGTCACGACTTTCGCCCACCCAGCGAGTCGCAGGGTGGTTGTGATAACCGCCTTTCAGAGGCTTGCCGGATGTTTTTGCTATTGGCATCATGTCGTCTGTAGCACCATGTCTGCGTACACTTGAGCCTAATTGTTGGTACAATTCGACTACCATCTTAGGCAGATGCTTGTCGCAATACATGATAGCCGCATGGAAGGGGTTCTCGTCTAATACGAATATGTTCATTCTAATCTACCCTCTATCTCTTGCATCTTCTCTTCGATTTCCATACGCAGATAATACACGATTTCACTTAACCAACCGTGTCTGTCTCCTAACTCGCTTGTGAGAGCGTCAACAAGTGTTTCCGCCACCTCTGCGTCTCTAAGCAATTGCTCTAAGTCGTTATATTCTTCTGCTAATTCTTCTAACTTCTGTTTTACTTCTGTCATTCTGCTTTCCTCCTACCAAACATTTTTGCGATTCTTACTGCTACGACTACTTCGTTACAGGCATCACAACACCTTCCGTCATTTATGGGCTGTGCGTTATGACCGCCATCCCAATACATTACACGCTCACCCTCAAGGTTAGTCGTGTATTTCTTCTCAATCTCTCCATTACATATACTGCATTCCATGTTTCTCACTTCCTATAGGGGCTTCTCCTTTTTAATATCTTGCTTTATAAGAAATTTATCAGTGTTCTGTCTCGTTGCTAAAACTTTACTTCGCCAATCTGTTTCTTCTATATTACACTGTTCGGGAGTCTTGCCTTCGGCATTCACACAATAACTACGAATGTCGAGCATCTTCTCCGCATAAGAACATTTAACGCATACAATATCCCGCAGGTTATACCTACTATACTTCGAGGACTTGTTTTGAGCAATCTCCCCACATACCATACACACTATTGAAGTCACTACTCATCACCTCTGTAGTTTGCTGACATATAGTGATAGTTGTTTCGTGGTACTAATAAATCACGCATGTTTTGAGGAATCATATTTTCAACAATCCACTCAAGACCTACTTCCTCTGAATCTTCACTTGGAGTTTCGCAAACTATTATACAGGGGCCTACTAACTGTTGCTCGCTGGTAATATCATATCCCCATGCGGCGAATGTGGCTACTGCGTTAGGAGACATACCTAACAAAAGCCCCTCTTCATTCACAATAACATCTTTGACATTCGTCAGAAGGCATTTACCCTTTCCTTTTTTCGGTACTGCGAATTTCTTCTGTGAGGTGACTACTGCGTATTCGATAAGTCCTCCTACATGGGCTTGCATCTCTTCTAAGGTCGGTTCTTCTTCTGTTAATTTAGCAACGCCACCGTCAGCATTGATAAACATATATGTGTCTCTATTCATCTTGTTACTCCTCCTCTCATTTTGTCTTTCCTAACATTAGCCTCTATTTCCAATAGAGCCTTGTCGCAAATATTACGCCAAACTCTAAGTCGTGTGAGCATATTATGTGTCTGCTCTGGAACGAGCATAGTATACGCTTGAGTCATATGCTCAAGCATAACAACGGCTTCTTGTAGAGCCTGTATGGTATTTGCATGTTGATACAAGTTATCACGCCCACATTCCCGAAGAAAACGGGTCGTCATCGTTGTCATCACTGTCGGGGTCTATCCAATCACGAGGTTGGATTTTACCTTCATCTGCTAACCTCTTACCCTCTTCAAATATAGTTGAAAGTACGGTATCTTGGTCTTCTGTATATTCAGTAGTTACAGTTTCTACGGGGATTCTTCTTATACAAGAAGCAACATAAGTGTCTATGACGGGGTGGAACCCTTTAGGTACGGCTAAACCTCCGTTTGTGGAGACGAAGTCTGGCACACAGATTTGTAATGTGCTTTCCATAATCTGCCACAGGTGAGAGTTTCTTCTCAACTTCTTCTGTTCATCTCCTTCATTCGCATAATTCTTAATTCTCCTTGAAGGAAGACCTTCAAGGTCAGCACTTGTTTGTAAAACAAGATTACATACCAATATACTTTCACACATATCCATAACTTCTTGTGCATCAACTTGTGCATCTGCAAGGACTTTTCTTGCGATTTTATTACCTTCATTTAACATCTCCAATTCTTTACCATCGGGTAAATCTACGGCTGGCGTTCCGTCTGTCTTGTATAGGCCTCTGTCTGTCTGCCACACTATACCATTACCTACTACGCAAGCGTAGTAGAAGGTAACTGCGTCACTTTCCGTCTCAATCATATCTGCTCTAAATTCTTCGTCTCTAAACATTTTTTTCACTCCTGTTCAGCCTCTTATAGGGGGCTTCTCCTATTAATCATTTTCCGTAGCACCGCCCTTTAGTTTTGCCTTTGATTTATCAAAGTCAATTTGTTTGATAGCACCTGCATGAACATAATCCTCAAGCATATCTATGTTCACAGTCCACCGGAAACGAGACCTATGTTTGTGAATAGCAAACACAAACTGTTCGTACATCTGTTGGGTTTCTTCATCCCAACCATTGATTTCTCTCATATGTTTTCGCACTTGTTCAGCCGCACCCACCTTTAGAGACCTGCCTAAGTGCTTACATAGGTGGCAACGAGGGCAAAGCGACTGAACCGCTATCAGACTTTGCTCATTTTTTACATCGTCATACAACCAAATCTCATGAGCCTCTACTGCCCATTTGCGATTTTGCGAAAAACCATCTTGCCCACACAATTCACATTTGTTATCTGCTCTTTCGTAGACAAACTTACGCAGTCTATTCCATCCCGAAGGGGGCATGAGACTACGCAGGTTTGAACCCCATGTTCCTGTAGGAACCAACTCGCAGGTAAGAGGAATGCCTTTCATTTCTTCCACCACCTCAACTTAGGCCATTCCAGCCACATGTCGAATATCATAGCAAATCCTCCAGAGCATCTGCGACTTGTTGCTTCACATCTGCCATGTCTACTTTATTGTCTCTAATCATACCAACATGATTAGAGCCAATATTTGTTTTTGCGAATTGCTTTCTTGTTGCTACTACTTTAGTAGTTACACTTTTCGCCATCACAACAGGAACATTGTGTTGCTTGCATATATAACCAAACTCTGTTTGTTGCATATCCTCCGAACAAATCGCACAAATCCCATGTATCACAGGTTTGTGCAAGTCAACCACTACATCAGATACATAGCCATCCGGTCTACGCATGATTACATTAATCTTTGAGTCACCTGCTATAGTGTTGAACCTAAGAGCGACATAATCTTCTACCCCAATCATTCTTCTTCACCTCCTTCTTCGGTCAAACTCTCATAACCTGCTTCTACTGTTTCTAACAGTACGCACAATTTTGTAAATGCGTGAACCGCACTACCGCCTATTAGGTCTGCGACTATATCGTGAAGTGCGTCTCTTACACCCCTAACCAATTCAATCGAAGCATCTTTCATTTCATTTGCTATATTCATCAATTCTTTTTCATTCATGTTTATTCCTCCTGTGTTAAGTTAAGTCGCCTGTCTAATTCTCTGTGACAATCCAGTATCTTGTCGTAAGCATAGTTGTAAGCCTTCTCTAATGCTTCTCTATTATCATAGGACAAATTATCTTCGCCTCCGAACTCTACATATTTCTGATAGAAAATACATTGTTGGTTCAGTGGTGTATTTATCCAAGCCTCGGAAATCCATTCCCACCTTGAATCAAATATCTCCATGTTATCTTCGCCTAAGTATATGGCGTGTCTCATCCATTCTTTGTTTTCTTTTGTCATTCTCATTTTTCATTCCTCCTCTCTTCTTTCTCTGCTTCTCATTCGCAAAAGTGACAGGACTTCTCTCTGCGCTTTTATGTTTTTCATTTCCCTGCGAACAATAGTGTGTATGATACCCAATGTTGTCGCTCGGTTAGGTTCTTCGATAAAGTCTTCGACTATATCGCCGTTCTCTAATATGTCACAAATCTGTGACATGATTTCTTCGTAGTGTTCTAAACTCATTTTGCTCATTCCTCCTCTTCTTCGCAATAGCAGTCCTTTTCGCCTACATACTCACATACAGGGCAGAAAAGACCGTCTTCCATCAAATCATCTAAATACTCGTGTAGACCAATTTCATACATAATTGGGTCTACGATTTTGAATACTACAGATGGTGCGCGAGGCACACCAAAGATAGCAACATCTTCGTAGCAACTGTCTAACATATCATCGTAAGCGTCATAGATTTCTCGGTTATATTCCATTCTCATCACTCTTCCTCGTGTGTTAATTCTAAATAGGGGTCGTCAGTATTTAACTTCTTCTTAACCCAAACCACTTCGTCTGTGTCACGCATATGTATAGCGTCATGCTTGTATTGCAGACGCATATGTATGCCTATACGCCCGTCATGTCTGACGAGATGCGATTCGAGTATGGGAACCCATACTCCTTCTTTAGTCTCAATCATATCTACTAACATTTGCGAATCACTCCAGAGGATGTTTCACATCCTTATCTCCGAGAACCCATCGCAAAGATTTTACAACGCCCTGTAGGGCTTTGTAGTTTCTCATGTGATAATTACGCAGTTTCTTATCAAAGTCGCTTTCGGTAAATACACTTTGTAGGGCAGTAAAGTGGTGGTTCTGCTTACGCTCGGCTAAGTCAAGCATATGTAGCAACTCATCTTCGCTACGCACACCCATGAAAGACTCTGAATCTTGATGGTCGCTTAGTGTCATTCCTCTCCCCCCGTGATACCACGCAAGGTATTAGGGAATGGTCTGCGAATGAATTGCCACAATTCATCCCACTCACCATCCCATGCGTCTCTCTGATGTAGGAGTGTGCCATCTTCGTGATGAACATACATGACTCCGTCATGTAGTGTAATTCTGATACCTGCCTCACCTCTTTGCTTCATTCTGAAGCACCTCCAATCGCAAAACCTACAATTTTGAAGTAAGCAGTTAGGTGTATTTCATGCCCGCACTCCGAGCAGTCGAAGTCGTCATACGCTTCTATATGCTCATCACCTTCCATTACGGTCATACTATCCACATAGAAGTCTATGCAGACTTCGGCATCACAATTTTCGCAAGTCACCCATTTTTCCATATTCACTCCTCCCAATCTCCCATTCTCATGTATGTCATTACGGCTTTAGGCGTAGCCCATCCAATAGGGTCATGACCATGACCAAGTGCTAAAACTTCAAGCAGATTTTCATCTTTACCGTAGCCATAATTTATTATGGAAAATTCTTGGCGTGAATCTACTCTCGTAGCCCTTATTATAAACTCACCATGACGAGTCTGCGAAGCCGTAAACTCGAAGAGTGAGTCTTTAGCAATCATCTCAAGACAATCTAAGATTGGACTCATCATTCATCACCCCCGAATATGTCTTCCATTTCTTTAGCAATCATAGCAGATACTTCTGCTATGGAGACTTTCTTAGTGTTTCTCTCCGAAGGAGAGCGAGGCTCTATTTCGGGTAAGCCTGTAGGTCTGACTGCCCTTGTCGTGAATCTCTTTGCGGATTTGGTAGGCTTTCGCTTACCTGCACCTCTGTATCTGCTAAGGGAGAAAATACTCTTTCGGGATTCTTCCTTGTGTTGATTGATTTCTTTCCACAGATTGTTATTGTCATCCTCATCATAATGAGGAATCCATGCAAGTGAAGGTGTACCGAATGGTACGGGTCTCAAGTGCATACACCTGTCTTGGTGGTCTTTATAGACCGCCACTGTCGTTCTTCCTTGTCCATTGAACCTAACTTTGGCTATGCCAATGTGTTCAAATCGCTCTTTGTCGTCATAGTCGTATTTTTCCGTCATGCTTTTCACTCCTTATAGGGGGGTTTCCTGTATTTAAATTCAATGTTTGTCGAGTAGCGATTTTTCTCTCGCACAGGCTCACTGACATAGGTCATCTGCGAACACCTCTAACATGTGTCTGAAAGTCTCCGTAGGAAACATGTTTGCGATTCTTTTACCTTCGGTAGTCAAAAATTGGTCTATGCCCATGTAGGTCTCCCATAGGTCTGTGCCTTGAAGAGACATGAGGAAGTCAAACGCATCCCTCGGAGGAGTTGCGTATTCTTGTTGGAAGGTTTCTATGAAACCTACGGCAGACATAGCATCCAACTTGAGAACCCTCGTCATACCTTCGGGTGTGACATGGTTGCACATCTTATCCATAAGTGCCTCATCATGTCTATCCCTCATGCTTCCACCCCCATGAATGACATGCTTGGTATCTCGATAGAGATACTTTCTATTTCTTCGTTAGATTTTACAATATTCTCAATCAGCGTCAGTATTGCTACTGATGCAGACTTGTAGTCTTGAGGGTCTATTAGACCCTGCTTGAAACAATCTGATTGCATGTAATTATACATGGCTTCGCCGAAGGTTTCGACTTCGACCTCAACTTTCACATGGTCTCCTAAGAGACCTACATCGTTTGCTAATTGAGAGTATGTTACTACATACCTGCGGGCTTCTTCATTTTTTGCTATTGCTTCTGCAATATCCTCTATTGGTATTTTCAATTCCATTTTCATTCCTCCATTTCTTCATCACCACTAACCCACTTGATTAGTGCCTGTTTTACATCTTCGATGCCAGCCTTGATAGCATCCTCTACGCTATGTTGACCTGTACCTGTTCTCATAACATGAGCCTTTTCAAGGCCGATGATATTTGCGACTTGTTTACCTTGACTAACAGTCAAGTCTATTGAATTACCAAGCCAACTATTAGCGTCACCCATATGAGACCACATTCCAAACATGCCGGTTCTAAAGAACCATGCACTACCGGCTGATGCGGCGATTGCCTCATTCAGACCTTCGTCTGCATCCTTGATTTTGACACCGGCTAAGGCATTACTTGTACCGTTAGGTGAATCGTCAAGACAATTTTTTGTGTAGGCATAAGCCCAGACCTCTACTGCGAAACCTGCTTGACTAAGCAGGTCGGCGGCGGCGAGGGCGACTGCCGTTCTTGCGAAGATAACATCAGCATTGATGTTACAATTTGCGCCGGTTGGCACTACAAGTGCTACGGCTTCAACAGGTGCTGAACCTCTGCGAATTGTCCTACGGAACATTGAGTCGCCGTTTAGTAAACGAGTAGCGTTTACTTTACCTCTGCTATCAGACCACTTAAGCATACGCTTAAGTTGCGACAAGTCAATTGAATCTACAAGGTCGGACATCTTGTTTCGACAAGATGCGATTTGCTTGTGGTCATTATCTACATACTCGCCTAACTTGGATGCTATATCTCTGCGAGTTCTGATGCTTTTATCACCTTTCAAGTCTTCTCGACCTATCCATGATAGGTCGGGCTTTCTGCTCAAAGGGTCATACCCTTTGAAATCAGAGTCGGTCAAGGAGTCAAGAAAATGACCTGCATCAGCAGGGGTATCACTAATAGTGAAATTACAGGACAAGTCTTTAGACTTGTGGAAACCTACTCTTGTGCCATGTTCATAGCGGATTACTTGTGTATCTGACATGTGAAAACCTCCAAAAGGCCGAGACCCCCGAAGGGGTCTCAAGCCGCACCTCCGTTAGTTGCTAAAGCACCGTCAATAAATTCGTTATCAAAACCAATGGTTTTGAGGTCTTTGCGATTCCAATCTCTAACTGCTATCCTTCGGATTCTTTCCATATCGTAGCCTAAGATATGCTTCTGCTTCTTAGCAGTAAGCATGTGGCGAGGAGAGATAATACGGGAGACAAGGCCAGCCTTGTCAGCACGGTCTCTCAAATCATGGAAGAAGGAGACGATTTCATCGTCACCGATAAGCATTCTCTCGAATGCTCTGTCATAGCCCCAGCGAATTACTCCTCCAGCGAAGCGATTTAGAGTAGCACCGTCTAATGTTTCAGCAGAAACATAAGCAGAGCGACCTTTACCTTGACCAAGTGTATTTGCAGTAGCAAGAATAAACAAGTCGGGAGACTTGTATATTACTGAACCATCCGGCATAGTCCAACTATCGTTGGCTAAAGCCATGTTTGCGGCTACGGCTGTACCACCCATGAGTCTATCAAACTCGTCAAAGACGAGGACTCCACCATCTCTGAAAGTGTTTACAATTTCAGTAATGCGATGCTTTTCATCTCCTGTGGAGATATTAGGAACCATTGGGCCGACTATGTCGGAAGGCATCATTTCATTGTGACAAGAAATCACTGTAAATCTTACAGTGTCGGGTTTTGCGAATCCACCGGCTGATTCCGGTAGACTCTTTAGAGTGTCGAATATCTGTTTTGCGGCATGGGTCTTACCAGACCCAGCAGGACCGGAAGCCAAGCAATTAGCACGGATGCGACCTAAGTCAAGTGCTTCATCGAAGCAAGGGTGAGTTAGACCAACTTTGACTTCTTCGAAGTCACCAAGAGGCTTGACAATTGTTGTTCGAGGTAATGCTAAAGCATTAATCTTGTCGTTCATTACGGTATCAACATGGTCGGTGAAACCGGCCATAAGGTGAGGCATTACCATTGAAGCAAGTGCTTCACCGGCAGGGTCTCCACCCTTTACGCTTGTAGGTATAGGCTTAGGTGTAGGTGTTGGTTTTGGTGTTGGCATTTTTGGTGTCTCCTTTGGAGTATCTTCTTTTGGTGCGTCTTCTTTGAAGTCATCTCCGATGAATCGCTTTTGTTGTGTCATTGTCATCGCTTTAGCGATGGGGTAGTGAGATTCAACATTTAGGTGATAGTGGATGTCTACACAATCAGTGTGAACCCAAGATGCTTTGCGAGATTCTTTAGGAATCTTGACTTGAGCAACAGAACACTTCGGAGAAGTGCCTCTGATTGGTGCTGAACACACTTTACAAGTGCTATCAAAATTGGCGTTCTTGGTCTTAATGCCTACTTCTCGAAGTAGGGTGGCTCTTGGCGATTGTTTTTGTCGGCTCATCATTATCACTCCTATTTGGTCGGACTTAACCCTCCGAGTAGGCTTCCACATATAAGGACTTTGGAAATCCCTCTGTCGGCTTTTCTATATGCTCTAATACTATTAGTCATGTATATATTCTCCTCATCGGAGATGGGAGAATTATACTGACTCTTAGTATAGTGCAGTAGTAATCTTCGATTACTAAAATCAGATTCTAAGAATAAGAATGAGAGCATCTTATTCTTAGAATTGCCTACATACATATGCTCACACATATGTAGCCGAAGGCTCTTTCACCCCTTTAGGGGTGGTAATTCGCAAAAATCTATAAGCAACTTCCTTTAAAAGGAAGCCGTAGGCTCATACAGGCTCGTAGGGTCTAAGACCCCCTAAAGGGCGGTTTTCCCTAAAGGAAAAACCTTCCGCAGTAAAGCGATTTGCTGATTTTGCGATTTTCTTTTCCCCACAAGCAAGCCAGCAAGCAAGCGAGGGCAGGTGCGAGCCTACATGTGCAGGGGCAAGTATGTTGGTTTCGATAGTTTACTTTTTACATTCTATCTACATAGATTATAACGAAAATGGAACATTTTCTATAACTATGTGATATAATGTATTTGTTTGCGATTCGGAGTATGGATGG